TGACGCCGGTGTTTTCATCCTCCACCCACGTAGTCCCGATGGTGGCGGTGTAGGTGGCGCTGCCCTTCCGCTGGTCAAGAATTTCCAGCTCGTTTTCCATCTTGTTCAGATGCTCCGCGTCCAGCGCCGGGGCCTGACCGTTGACCCATGTGGTTTTCTCGTATGCCATTACATCCGCCCCCTCTCAGGAAAAGAAAGGGCCGTTTTTTTGCAACGATTCTTCTTCATAAAAGTTCCTCCTTTTGATCCGGTGCCCCGTTGGGGCTGCTTCACTGTTCAGGTGGGCCACCCCGTCACGGTGGCCGTGGGAAAATCCTGTACGGACACGGCGGAAATCTGCATGGGGCCGCTCCACGTCAGGGGCCTTGTGAACCCCTGCACCAGATGCCGCTCCACCGGAGACCCCGCCTTGTCGCTCCGCACAATGGAGATCAGTTCGTTCTCGTTCAGGTGCATGATCTGACTGCACGAAACCGAGACGGACTTTTGCAGTGCCGCGGACCGTTTCAGTTTCCACACAGCCAAGTCCTCGCACTGCCGTTTCGTGGAATATCCCGCCGCCCGGTAGCGCACGGTTTTGCGCCCAATCCGACTTACATTCGTGCTGCTGGCCGGGTCCAAATTCTGTGCCCGCGCCGCCACCTGTGCGCTGTTGTTCACGGCTTCCCCGATCACGATGAAATCGTTGTACACTTCCGTGTTCTTCTCCGTGTACTCCGTTCCCAGCAGTTCCGCCTCACTTTGGGAGAACTGCCACGCCAGCGGCTTGTCGCTGTCCAGAATGTCATCCTGAGAGGGGTCGATCCGCAGTGCGCCGGAGGCATCGTACCCGATCCACGCCGCCAGCATTTCCGCAAGGCCGAGGCACACGTCCGCATAGCTTCCGTTTTCACTGTCCACCCGCAGGGTGTAGGGCGCGTCCGTCAGCTTGGCCGTGGTGCCGTTTGCCAGCTGCTGAGTCTTGCCGTTGTAGTATTCCGTGAATACCGGAGCCACATTGTCCACCAGATCCCCGTTCCCACGGTCCAGCTTCAGCAAGGCCGCAATTGGGTCAAAGACGTTGGTTCCCGCCTTCACCTCGTAGGTGCTTTCCAAATAGCCGAAAAGTGTTCCGTCCAGATCCGACCATTTATCCACCAGGTTGTACTGCGCCGTCCGCTTGGCCGGTTCCAGCGTCTCTACCGGGTCCTTCACCAGAAAGACCCCCTGTTGGATGTAAAAGTCCGTGCCGTCGCTGAGCACAAGGCCCTCGTCCAGTGCGATCCGGTTCCCGAACCACACCCGGTTGATGTTGTAATCGAACGTGCCGTCCAGATTCGCCAGTGTCACCGAGGCTGTCCGCCGCTGGCCGTTGTTCAGATTCACGGACAGGCTCCCGTCCGCGATAAACGCCCCGGCAAAGCGCCCTGTGGGGTTGTTGTCCAGTGCGAAAGCCGTGGAGCCGTCCGGCTGTAAAAACCGCAGGCGGCACAGCTTGGTAAAAGGCCGGCGCAGCATCTTGCGGTAATCGTTCATCCGTTCCGCTTGGGTCATTTCTGCATCGCCTCCCTCTTATGCAAACAAAGCGTCGCCCGATGTGAGCAGGATACGCGCCCCGTCTGCGGAGCCGATCTCCACCCATGGCAGCGTCACCGTCTGCACCTGCTGTCGGCTGCCGTCCATGGTGCTCATGGAAATAGCCCCGCCCGCTCGGATCTGCCACAGGTCTCCCCTCCTGTCTTTCAGAAACAGGGTGTCCTGCGTGGTTGAGAGGGCGTACACGGCGTCCCGCACCTCGTTGGTATCCGTATACTCCCCACTTGCCAGAACGTTTCCTATGGCCGCCGAGAGCGTCCCGGAGCGGTAATCGCTGGGGGAACTCTGTACCGTAGGATACCGGGTAAAATTCCCCAGCACACCGGGGCTGTTGTTGTTGCTGATTTCCCCGCTGGCCACGTTCAGGCTGAACCGGAAGATCGCCGCCGGGTGATAGGCGCCCTCTGCGTCCGTGGTGCATTGCAGAACCGTCCAGTCCCAGAAGATGGGCGTCACCGCGTCGGAGATCAGGGCGTTGGTCACGATGACCTCCTGCCCGTCCGCCGTCTGCCCCAGTCCGAACATATAGTAGCGGTACGTCTCCTGCGATACCGCCTTGCAGTCCAGAATGGCCCGCTCCGAAAGGGGTGTCTGCGCCACCGGTTCCAGCGTTGCTTCCCCCTCGTGGTAGCGGTAAATGGCAAAGCCCGTCAGCGTTCCGCTGAAGGCCATATTTCCCGCCTGCAGGCCGTCTCCGGCGAAATCCGTCTGGAACAGTGTGTTCCCGGAAAACGCCCCCGGCGTCCAGCCGTCTTGGCTCAGAATCTGGTCCAGCACACCGGCTTCCAGAACCTCACCCGTCACCCACAGATAGTCGCAGGTTTGGACACCGCCCAGCGTCAAAGAGGTGATGGACCGCCCCGCCAGCTTCACTTCGCTGCTGAAAAGATTGCCGGACTGAGTACCCTTGGAAGGGTACAGCTCCGGTCCGGGGTACAGGGTCACGGCGGGATACAATGCGTTGACCCATGTCACCTGCCGGAGATAGATTTGTCCTCCGGTGATCACCAGCGTCCATTCGTCCTCTGCCGTTACGCCGTGGAGGGCGTCCTTCCAGACCTCCCCGCCGTCCACCGTCATAGAAACGCCGGACTTTCCCAGCGTCACAATGGCCGCGCCGCCATTCAGCCCCACCGTCAGGATGGGATTGTCGCGGGTCACGTCCACCGTCCCGCTCCACACCAAGCTCCACGGCTGAGCGTAGTTCATCGGCTGCCCCGTCACCTTGTCCCAGATCACGGTCCCATCCGCTCCCAATACCAGCTTTCCGTTTTGGATGCGGTTTTCTCCTGCCGCCGTGCCCTGCACATCGTACAGCCCCGGCCATGTCACCCGGATACCGGACTTTTTGCAGTTGGGACAGGCCACCACTGCGCCGGTGGGGGTGGCGGTAGCGTAAGCCACCCGAAAATCCACCCAACCGGTGTCCGCCTGTACGCCGTTTTCCGTCTGCACCTGGCAGCGGACAGCGTAATCCGTGTCGGAAAACAGGCCGTCATACTCCATCCGCAGTTCCGCCGTGCCGTAAATGCGCCCACTGTCATAGAGCGCCGTATCGCTGCTTTTTGCCCGGAGCATCCACCGCACCCAGTTCAGCGCGTCCCCCTGTGCCTGTGTATAGGTTGCCGTAAAGGCGTACTTCCGCACCGCCAGCGGCGAGGGGATGGCGGCCACGGTCAGTACCGGGTCCGCCCTCGTCAGAAAGACCGATGCGCTCCGCTGGGTCACGCTCTCTGCGTCGGTCTCCCCCCACCACTGCTTGATGATCAGCTTGTACTGCTGCCCGTTCTCCATATTCGCCCCGCTCAATGCGTCAGCCGGAACGGTGTGGGTAAACAGCACGGTGTTTCCCGCGTAATCGATCCCATAGAAGGGACATCCATCCGTCAGCTTCCCCGTGGTGTACACCTGTGTGGACGCCGCATCGTTTTTGCAGACCGTCAGGGAAAATGCGGTCATAGCGGAGTTGCCGTTCACCTGCCAGCTCACCGCCAGCGGCTTCGTGACGTCGATTGTGCCGTTTCCCAGTTCCCCAAGGGACGATGGATAAATATTTGTAGGTTGAAAAAGTGCCATACTCCGCCTCCCTTAATGTTTGTATAGGCCCAGGTTCCCGGCCCCGCTGTTCAGTGCCCGCATCACCTGCGCCACCGTCAGCCGGTCAGCCGCCTCCGCCCCGATCTGAACGCCGTTCACGCTGTAGCTGTCTCCGTAGTGGTCATAGCTGGTCCGGCTCATCACCGTTTTCCCCGGCATGGTGCCGCCGCGCTCCACCGCGCCGTACAGCCACCCAAGCTCACTCATTCTCTTTTGGAAAGTGCTGTCCGCGCTGGGTTCCAGCATCTTCTCCGCCAGCAGCGGAGGGATCACGATCTCGTCCTGACTGGTGGCCTTGATGCCCCCCAGCCCCCGCAGGATGCCGCCGGAATCGTACTTCTTGTACGGGTCCTTTCCACCGTACTTATTGTTGATCTTGTTCTGCCGTTCTTCTTTCAGTTTGTCGATGGTGGCCTGACTGGCTCCGCTCTTCTCCGCGTTCTTGATGGCCAGAGAGTAGTCCACATTGCTGTCATAGCCCTTGCTGGAAGAACCGGAAGAACCGCCCTTTGAAGAACTTCCCCCGGAGCTGCTTCCGCCCCTGTCGGGGTCTTGCCCCCCGTACATGGCGTTGATCTTGTTCTGCCGCTCTGTCTCTAACTGCTTGATCAGCCCTTCCCCGGCCCCGGACTCCTTGGCCTGCTTGATGGCAAGAGTGTAGTCCACGTTCTTATCAAAGCCCGCGTAGTACATATCGTTGCCGTCCGCATCCACCTTGGGATACAGCCCGGAGAGGTCCGCTCTGGCTGCTCCCTGATGCACGTTGATGGCCTTGGTTGCGTACCCGTTCTCATCGTAGGTGATCACATACCCGTTTTTCTCAACGGTTCTGCCCGCAAGTTTCTGGTCCCGGCTCATGTCCGCGCCGGTGTAGGAACCCTTCACGCCCTTGCCGTAAGGCGTGGTATCCCGGTAGTTCAAATTGGCGTCGCTGCCGTCCGCCAGCTTCCAGCCGGAGGACCCGGAGGGAATGAACCCTTCGTTCATCTCCGTCTGCGTCCAGCCGCCGCCCGGATTCTTCGTGTAGTCGAAGTGGTAGCCTCCGGTCGCCCCGGCCGCACCCATCATCCCCGGTAGCATCGTCTGTCCGGGGAGCATAATCCCATTCATAGCCCCGGCAATGTACTGGTTCAGCTTGCCCAGCAGGTTGTTGACCTCCTCCACCTGCTGACGCATCTTGGGTGTGCCGTTTCTGGCAATGTCGCTGAGAATATCGTCAATGGTCCGGGTAGGTTCCTGCAGGCTGTCCGTGATCCGCTTCCACTCAGCCTTTAGGGTGTCATAGGTCTCCTCGATGAGCTTTTTCTTGGCTTCCAGTTCGTCGATTTCCCGCTGAAGGGCCAACTCCCGCTCATACTCCGCCAAGTCCTCCTTGGCCTTTTCATAGGCGTCCTGTGCGGACTTCACGGACGATGCGTTGGCTTCCCACTCCCACTGTCCGGTTGCGGCATTGAATACCCGCACCGTCCGTTCCTTCTGGGCTTCCAGCAAGGCGTTCTGCTTTTCCAGCACCGCCGCCTTCAGCTGCTCCAGTTTCAGGGCGTCATCCTCGGCTTGCTTGGCGTCCTTCAGCGCCGCGATCTGCTTGTCAATGGCGGCTGTCTGCTTGTCCCGTGCTTCCTCCGCCTCTTCCAGCTTTTTGTTAACGGCATCTTCCAGTTCGTCCCAAAGATCCTCCTGCAGCTCCTGAATCTGCTTGGTGATCTTCCAGTGCTCCGTGGACAAGGCGTTTATGTCCGCCTGACTGGCCCCGATCCGCCGCATATACTCCGCCTGTGCGTGGAGCGCCGCTTGGATCTGCCGCATCTTGTCGATCTGGTCCGCCGTGCTGTCCCCACGCTCCTGCATGAGGGAGAGTTCCGACTTCCGCAGGGATACAATGTCCTTCAGCCGTTCCAGTTCCGCGTCCTTAGTGGATTTCCCCGTGGACGATGGGGTGGAGGACGTATCCACTGTGGAGGTGGTATCCACCGTCCCGCTGTCCCGCCCGGTGTCCGTAAACATGGACTTGTAAATCCGGTTTAGAACGATGGCACGGGCTTCGTCATAGGTCTTGGCCTTTCCGGTCTGCAACAGGCCCTTGATGGTCCGCTCTACATCCTGCGTCTTGGCGGCACCGATCATGCCCACGGAATAGGCTGCCGCCCCGGCCTCGGTGGCCAGCTGCCGCAGCGCCCCGATCTGCTGACTTAGGTTCAGCTTTTTCTCGTTCAGAACGATCATCCGCTTCACCAGATCGTAAATCTGGTCCCCGGACTTCCCCGCCTGCCGCTGTACCTTCAATAGCCCCGCCACATAGTCACTCATGGGCTGTGTGGCCTTGTTGACCTGTGCCAAAAATGCCTTCAGCACGTCATAGTCCGCCTGTTGGGCGTCCGTCAGTTTGCCGTTGGCCTTGATGGCTTCCTCGTAGGCTGCCACCTGCTGTTCCGCCGCCGTTTTTACGGCGTAGAAATCGTCGATCTGGTCCTGTTGGATGCTTCGCCCGGACTGAAGCTGGTCCGTGTACGCCTTGGCCTTGTCCGCCAGTGTCTCGTAGGTAATCCCCAGCCGTTCCAGGTCTGCCGTGGTGCTGATGGCCTGTCCCGTCACCAGCCGAAGCTGAGCGATCATTTCCTCCGTGGACTTGAAGGACCGGCCCACAAATTCATCGTAGCCCTTCACACTGCCCATGGATGTGATGGTGGTCCCACCGGCTCCGCCCACGGTTTGGGCCTTCTTCTCCGCAATTGCCGTCAGGTGCTTGATCTGCTGTTCCAGTTCGGCGTTTTCCGCTTCCAGCGCCTTCTTTTCCTCGATCAGCTCCGGGGTCAGGTCATGCCACGGGATTTCGCTGATTTCGTCCAGCCGCTTCTTGTTTTCTTCTAATTGGGTGGTGTTGGTCTCGATCTCCGTGTTCAGCGCGTCAAGGCTTTTCCGGTAGTCCTCCGTCGCCTTCCACACGAGGCTGAACGCCCCTGCCGCCGCCGCGATTGCCAGCAGCCACGGGTTCATGGCGATCCCCGCCGCCGACAGCTTTGCAAATGCCACCGTCGCGCCCTTGGCCGCCGCTTTCAGTGCCAGCATTCCCAAAACCGCAGTCCCGGAAACCGCCGCGAAATGCCCAATGTCCGTGTTCAGAACTTCCACCGCGCCGATCAGCACGTCCAGCCCGCCCTTAACGGCGTCGGTGCTCACCATGCTCTGGATGAACTCCGTCCATTCGTTTTTCAGAATGTTGGTCTTGCGGGTCCAGCTGTCCAGTGCGTTTTCAACTTCCTTGTCCGCGCTGCCTACGGCGTTGGCGTAGTCTTTCAGCATGGACTGGTACATATCCCAGTTCTGGATCAGGGCCAGCAGTTGAGAAGTCCGCAGCTTGCCGCCGATGTCGCTGACCATCTCCATCAGCTTTTGTTCGGTCAGCAGCCCGTCCTTCATGCTCTGGGCAAGGCCCCCGATGGCTTCCATGGGGTCAATGACCTCGCCGGTGGCCTTCGCCGCTTCATACGCAGCCGGGGCATACTCCCGGATCACGTCCCTCAACCCGGCGATCTCCCCGGCGGTCCACGTCACGCCCTCGTCGATCTCGGTTTTCGTGTCCCCCACGATGTTCAGCACCAGTGCCCGGAACGCACGGGCCGCTTCGCTGCCGCTCCGCTGTGTGACCGCCGTGATCGTACCGATGGCTGCCGTCAGTTCATCGATCCCCACATGGGCCTGTGCCGCCACGGGAGCCACGGTCCCCAAGCCCTCCGCCAGCTTTTCAATGCTGGTGGCGTACTTGTTGTCGATTTCGTTGGCGCCGTCCAGCACCTTGGTCAATGCTTCAATGTTGCCCTTGTACTGATACGCCGCGTCCACGGACAACAGGAATTGCTGTGCCGTTTCCGCATTGGTGTCGCCCACCAGTTTTGTCTTGGTGGCCAGCTCCGCCAGTGCGTCCGCCTGTTCGCCATAACCGGCACGGGCAAACGCCGCTACGGAGTTCAGATATTCGTCCGCCGCTTCGCCGTAGGCCGATGCCGTCTCATAGGCACGGTCCCGCAGTTCCTCCATCTGCTCTGCTGTAAAGCCAGTTACCTTGCGGACCGTCACCATCTCATCGTCCACGGCCTTCATGGTGGAAATGGCGTCCCGGAAGGCCCCAATGGTCTTGGAGACGATGGTTCCCATCACCTGCCATTGCAGCATTTTCAGGTAGACGTTGGTAAAACTGTCCCCTAACAGCCCGTTTTTCTCGGTCATCTCCTTCGTGCCCTTCTGGACCTTATCGGAGGAGTTCAAAAACGCTCTTTCAAATACGCCGGCGCTGTCCGCCGCATTCTTGGCGGCATTCCCGATGCCCACCATGCCCTCGATCTGCCGTTGAAGCGCCGTAGGGTTGTAAGCAGCGTTCTGTGTTGTCTGCGCTTGAGTTCTAAGGTATTCCTGAGCCTGTGCTTCCGCTGATCGGTTTGTAGCACTGACTTTTTCAGACGCTTTTAGCCATTCTTTTTCAAAAATGCTCGCGCTGTCTGCGGCATTTTTTGCTGCTGTGGAAATTCCGGTTAGCGCTTCGATTTGCTTTTGAATTGCCGTTGGGTTATAAGGATTGTTTTGCGTTGCTTTGGCCTGCTGTTGCAAATAAGCATCGGCCTGCCGTGCGGCTTTCTCATTTGCTGCCGCAACTTTATCCGAAGCACTTAACCACGCTTTTTCAAAAATGCTCGCGCTGTCTGCGGCGCTTTTGCTGGCCGTAGAAATCCCTGTTAGCGTTTCGATCTGCCGCTGGATCGATGTGGGATTGTAAGGGCTATTTTGCGCCGCTCTGGATTGCTGCTGTAAATAGGCGTTGGCCTGTCGGGTGGCTTTCAGTCCTGCGGCCGCGGCTTTCTCCGACGCTTGCGTCTGCTGTCGGTAGTTCCGGGTCACGGTCTGCTGGGTCACAGCCAGATCCCCCGTCTCCTTGTTCAGCGTCGCCACCACGCGGGTGGTCTCTCCCAGCCGTGCGGAGAAATCCCGCACTTGCCGCGTGGCCTGCCCGTTTGCGTCAAAGGTGGTGGAGACTTTCTGTAAGTTCCCCGCCAGCTTCCCGGCGGCATTGGCCGCGCCGTTCAAGCCCTGCGCCGTGCCGTTCAGATTCACCTTCGTGGAAGAAACCGACGCGACCTCCTGCTTCAGCTTTGCGATCTCCGCCCGGACCTCTGTAAAATCGGGTACGCCCTTAAAGATAATTTTTGCCATGCTTCACCGCCCTGCCTTTACTTCAATATCCTTCGTCACCCTCCCGGCCCGTGTAGCCGTTGGCTTCGATCTGTAATTCTGCGTCCTGTTGGTTCATGGCCCGTACCAGCGTTTCCTCCGCCCGTCCGCCTTCTACCAGCTCCGTGACAAAATTTTCAAAAAACGGTCTGGGCGGGGGTCTCCGGGTCCAATCATAGGGTGGGTCCAGATGCTCAATGCGCCCGATCAGTGCGTCTCCGTTCAGTGGGTTTTCCACCTGTTCGCTCTCGCCGCTTGGCTGGTAGTCCATGGCAACGCTGTCCTCTGTCACCGCAAACTCCGTGTTGCCGTCTATGTCAGCCAAGCCGCCGTATTCTCCCCGCCGGATATATTCCTTTGGGTCGAATTTTTCGTATACGTCGCCCTGCACGTGCTCAAAAAGGCATTGGGACAGATCCTCCCGCAGCGTGGGCATGGCCCCCGCCAGCGCCGACTTGAACCGCTGTTCCAGCGCCGCAAGGTCCTCGTCCAGCCCTGTGACCCTGACAGACACGCTTCCGCTCATTCCACCGCTCCTTTCCGTCAATTTCGTGACCTCACGAAAATGGTCCCAAGTATACGCCAAAGCATGAGATCCTCATGCTCTCCCGTGCGCCGGGGATCAAAAAGCGGGGCCGACCGCCGGGTTTCCCCGGCAGTCAGCCCCGCTCGGCTCATCCTATCCAACGCTTAGGATAAGGAGTTTTTGGTGTGTCCCTTACTCGGCGGTGACTTCCAGAACCGCCTGCGCGGTGTACTTGGCCGCCCCCTCGGCGGGATACTGGATGGCGATGCTCCCGGTTCCCTGCGTGCTCCCAGCGGTCACAATGCCGTCGGTGGAGACCGTGGTCCCGGTAGCAGTCCCGGCGGTCACGGTGTACTTCAGCAGGCTTGCGGGAGAGGGCGTCACCAGTTCCCCGTTTTTCATGACCAGCTTGGCATTCACGGGGGCAGTGCCGCTGGCGGCCACGCTCACCACGCCGCCGATCACAGCGATCCCGGCCACCTCGTCGCTTTCCTCGTCAGGCACCAGCACCATGTAGGCGGAAGTGCCCATGCCGCCGCAGGCGTCGCACTCGGCGGAGATCACGTCGGCGTCCTCATTGATGGCGCGGCCGGTGATGGTGGTGGTATCGTAGTTGGACTGGTCGCCGGTGATGTTGGCCCCTTCGGGGTTCAGATACAGGCGTGGCACAATCAGGTAGGCCCAGCCCCAGCGGGTGCCCTTGTTCTTGCCGGACACGTTCTGGTATACGGCGATCTGCGCGGTGAAGTGTACGATGCGGCCATTAAAGGCGCTGCGCACCACGCCCACCTGAGCCGCGGGCTTCCGGGCGAAGTACCACACCTTGTAGCTCTTGCCGCTCTCAGCGGTGAAGCCGGTAATGGCGCCGGTGGCGGGGTCAATGGGATAAGGAACGCCGCCCACAGAGTAGGAGGACGCAGCGCCCACCTCCTGCACGTAGCAGAAAATGGAGGAATAGCCGTACTGGGCCACAGGCACCAGCTTACTCACGTCGGCCTTCAGAGAGGTGCCCGTGGCCTCCACCGTCTGACAGACGGGAGAAACGGCGTTGTAGCTCACGGTGCCGCCCACAGCCATCATCTTGCTCATCAGGTCGAAGTCCGCGCGGGTGAAGTTCACCTGCGTATCGGAATCGCTGGCAACAATCGTGGCAACGCCGTTGCCAAGGCCCGCTCGCAGAGGGTCGATGTTGCCGGAGAACTGGATGTTACCGGTGGAGAACTTGTCGCTCTGGCTCAGAACCTCGCCGGTAACAGGGTCCTGAAGCTGTGCGGAGCAAATGCCCTTCGGGTAGAGTCTCTTGTCAGTAAAAGTGATCATGTCTGTTCACACTCCTTTTAAGTTTGTTCCTTGTTGTTGGTAAATTGGCTCAGCGGGGTCATGGCCCCCGCGTCCTCCCGCTCCCGGTCATAGAAAAGGTGGGGTACAGGGTTCCCTCCCTTCCACTTCACGCCGTTGCCCTCCGAAATGCCGCAGATCAGATAATCTGCCGCCCGCTGGATGGCTTCCTGACGCCGTTTTAGCTTCAGCAGGGGCCATTCGTCCATCTCTGTTTCCTCACAGCCCGTAAACAGGGCGATGGAGGAAAGCAGAGCGGCCGGGTCCCGGCGCAGCTTCGGCCCGTTTCTCCGGGCCAGCTCCGCCTCCGCCTCCAACAGGTCCGGGTTGGCGTCCTCATCCGTCAGCTCAATGCCGTTCTGATAGGCCAGAATAGCCCTGAGTCGCTGAAATTGTACCGGGGTAATGGTGATTTCTTCCTCGCCGTTCCGTGTAAAGCATATTCCCTTTAAATCCATTGTGTTTTCAGGTGAAAGTTTCACATGAAACAGGCGGATGCGGTCCGAAAGGCTCCGGCCCTCCCCCAGCCGCAGCGCCAGCGCCAAAAACGCCAGCGCCCGGTTAAAAAGGCCCACCGGTTCCTCCCCCCGCTCCATGCTTTCCAGATCCATGACCCAATAGGCTGTCAGCAGAGGCATGACCGCATAGCGCACAGGGAGCGCCTGCTGGATCACGTCAATGGCGGGTCTCGCCCGCTCAAATTCCTCCTGCTCACATACCCGGATGGGCCATAGGGTCAGTCCGGCGGTTTCTACGGGTTCGTAGCGGTCCGCCGCCCGCTTGATATTCCGTGAGAGTTCCATTCTTTTAATTCATCCTCTCCAATATCTGAAATCAAATGGCAATGCCTGCGCTGGCAAACAGCGCCGCAATACAGGCCCCGGCGATCAGCCAGATCACTTTGTCCACGAGGCTGTCCCACCGTTTGGCGGACTTCCCTTCCATCTCCGTCATCTTTTCATCGATCCGGCTCACCTTTGTCCCCATTTCTTCCTGCTTGGTCGCCATTACCTCTACGCTGGCAGTCAGCTTGAGCAGCGCCTGCTGATCCCGCTCCACATCGGCCATGCGATGTTTCAGGGACTTGATCTCGTGCTCGTGGCCCTCTATCTTCAGAGCTGCATCTTCCATGTTCATGGTGGCTGTCCTCCCGTTGTGAATTTAGTAGTCCTCAATGGTATCACCCATGGCGGCTTCGCTTTCCGCCCAATGTATGCTCATTTTCAGTTCCCGGCCCACCACCGTGCCCGTCTGGTCATACACTGGTCGGCTTCCGTTGTCCGCGTGTGCGGCACGGGAGAAATCGCACACGCCGATCCCCGCCAGATTCACGCCGTTCAGTGCCTCGATGATGCACTGCTCCATATCGTAGGAGCGGGCGTATGCCTCCGTTTTGGTGGTAGTCTCTTGGTTCACGTTGCAGGAGATCACAAACGTGATCCCAATCCGCGCGTCAAAGGGTGTCTGTGAAAAAATGCGGCCCAAATAACATTTGATTGTGCTTTTCGCCTCCGTCTGGGCCTCTCCCCAGAACTTCTGGGCGTAAAGGCGATACCCTTTCGGGTGCTTGCGGCGCTGGGTGTTGCTGTCTACCACAGGCTCGTTCCCGTCAAAAAGAAGGCTCTGCTTTTCCTTGGCCGTGGGCAGCCTCTCTCCCAGCGGCTTGGCCCCGTCATGCCATAGATATTTCATCAGCCGGACACGGGGGCGGGTGTTGTCATCCACCGGCTCGTAGCCGTCCGGCAGCGGCAGGTCCATCAGATAGGTCAACAGCTTGTGGGGGATCTCCTCCGCCCCACGGAAGGTCAGAAACCCGCTTTGGACTCTCTCAAATGGATAGGTGGGGCTATGGAAGGCCGGGTTCATTGTGCGCCGTCCTTCCGCTTCTGAAAGGCCGCGTCAAAGGCGCTCCGGGCCTCCTTCAGATCGTCCAGCGTCTTTTGCACCGCCTCCGGCGTCATGCTCTGCGCTGCAAGGTCCTGAAACCGGCTCACGGGATCGTTCATGGCTTGCAGCATCCCGTAAATCTCCGTTTTCAGCATCTTTTCCAGATCACGGTAGTCCGCCAGCAGGTCAAAGGCTTTGTCCCGGAGGTTCGGCCCTTTCCCCTTCATGCGGTCGATCTGGTTGAAGATGTGGCCTCCGGCCCACCGGTCATACTCGTCGGCGGACATGAGATAGGTTTCTCCCTCCACCGGCTCAAAGTCCTCTCCCAGATACAGCTTCACGAATCCGCCCATGAGATACCGGCTCCGCCGCTCCACGTTCTCCTTGAAGTAGGGGAGTACCTGTCCTCCTTCCACCCGGACCTCCATCCGGTCAAAGCACCGTCCGGCGCACTCCGCCGCAAACGCCGCCTTTTCCATCAGGGGTACATAGTCTCTGGCTGCCAGCAGCTCTTCCTCCGTCAGTTTTTTCCATTCCATATACGTCATTCCTTTCAGATTTTTTGGAATTTCTCACGGTTGCTTCCTCGCAGGGGACACAAGGCCGCCTGCGGTGTGTTCTCCCATTGCCCGGTCACGCCGCACAAATGCTGGTGCCCGCAGATGGGGAATTTCTGCCCCGGCTGCATCTCGCACAGCAAGCTCACCGTTCCGGGCCGCTTGTAAGCGTATGGACACTTCTCTGCCATCTCACAAGCCCTCCAATTCGATCTCCGCGCTGACGCTCTCGCCCTCGCATCTGGCCGTTACCGTCAGCGGTTTCGGGCTGTTCCCCCAGCACCTTACTGTCAACCGGTTCCCATTGACACTCACGCTGTAAGAACCCTCTGCGGCTCCCTCATAGGTCCACTCCACCGCCGCATTCTGTCGAACGCCGCCGATAAACAGCGCCGCCTCCAAGGTCTCTACATCGTAGGGAGCCATGTACTTGGGAACTTCATTCAAAAACCGTACCGCCGGTGTTTTTGCCGCCGATGCCTCCACCGTCACGGCGAAAGTCCCGCCGTAAGTCCGGTTTTGGTCCAGCACCGCCGTGATTTGGCAGGTGCCCTCGCCTACCGCTGTTACCACGCCTTTGCTGTCCACCGTGGCCACGTTGGTGTCGCTGGAACACCATACATAGCCGATGGGGTGTTCCTCCGTGTTCTCCACCTCGGCCCCGTTCCGCCGGGAAGCAGCGGTGAATTGGAAAGCATCTCCCGCCGTCATGCGGGGCGCCCCGGTGACAAATACCGCCCAGGAGAAGTTCTTCCCCCCTGCCACCTTCGCTTCCAGATCGTCGATCTCGTGGTTCGGCTCCTGCATCCGGGCGTTGAAATACAGCAGGTGTGTGCTCTCATCGTCCCCGGTAAACTCCTGCGTCACGTCGGAGTAGCCCGTGATCTGGTAGGCCCGCCGCCCTAAGATCAGGCGGCTGTTCTGGTCCAGCTGCTCCGTGTTGGCGTTCCGCTGGCAGATGATGTTGAAATATCCCTGCATGATGAGGGTCATTTCCTGAAAATCGTTGGCTGTGGCCTGCGCCAAGGACTTTTCCACAAGGATCGGTTCTTCTCGGATGTTCCCGTACCAGTCCAGAAACCGCCACACGGCGTTGCACCGCCGCATAATGCCGTTCCCCGACGCGCTGGACAGGTTGGAGGGGTTCGTCACCAGCCAGTAGGAACCCATGGTCTCCACCTTGGCTCCCTCCGGGATGTAGTCCACCCCGGCGTCCGCCACCAGAAATGCCTTCTGATCATCGGTTTTCCGGGTAAGGCTGACGCCTTGCTTGGTGGTGTCGGAAAGGCGGATGCGCTTTGTGCTCCACCGGTAAAAGTCTCCGGAAACCAAGCCCTGCATCCGGGCCGTCACAAAGTCCGTGGCGTAAGGAGCCATTTCCTCCACAAACCGGGCCGTGGCATCCGCAAAATACTGCCGATTCCGGTCCCGGTATTGGGCCGGAGCGTTGGTCGCCCTGCCGTTCCCGCCGCTCAAAAGGCCGATGTTTTTCATGCCGTGCTTAGCGTCCGCCATGTGGCTCCCTCCTTTCAGATCAGCTTTATCTGCCGTGCCGACCGGTGGAACGCCGTTGCGTACAGGCAGTCCTGCTCATACTTCCGCAATTCCTGATTCAACAGCCCCCGGTTTTGCAGTTTCTTCTTGTTGCCCTTTTCCATGTACTGCGGCTCGTTAGGTGGGTTAAAGCTCCGGTCATGATCCTTGGGCGCGTCGCCGAGCCAGTTGCGGAAAAACCTCTCGTCCCATACGGAGGCTACGCACAATCCCAACAGCCGTTTCTGCTCCGCCGTCAGGTCATGGGCAAAGGCCCCGTCGGTGTAAAAGTCCATCTCGTACCGCAGTCCCGCATCCATCTGTAACGGGAAGGTCACGATCCCGGTCTCCGGGTCATACACCGCCTCTTCATACGGCACCAAAAGCACGGACCCGTCCGGCTGCTCCGCCCGCTGTGCGCAGGAGAATAATTCATAGCCGGTCATCCCCGTCTCCACCTTCGTCTCTTTCGCAATGCTCTCCAAGGTGGAGACCCATGCGCTGTCTCCGTATGCGGGTTCCGTCAGCCCTTCTTTCAGGTAAGTCACCATCTCAGGTGGACGGTTGAATACCGGGATCGCGTTTTTCATGTACAGGCTCATCCGCCGGAGGAACCGCGCAGGACTTTCCGCCGCCTGATCCGTCAGTCTCACGTCATCAATAAAAACCATGGCATGGTCCGAAATGATCTCGCTCCAACTCGTTCCCATAGCCGTCCCTCCTTACGTTTTTGGAATGTATACCAGTACGGTCCCTCCCGGTTCCGCGTCATTCATGGCAATGCCGTCTGCGTTGGCGGAGTCCGTCCCCGCCCCGGTCGCCAGAATTACGTTCCTTGGGTAAAGGTCCGCAGCCGGATAAAGTGATGCGTCCGGCAGCAGTGCCGTTGCCAGTGCTCCCGGCGCGTCGCTCCTGACCCCGGTTCCGGGATACAGCGCCGTGCTTGGGTACAGGCTTGCGCTGGGATGCAGCCCTGCTTCCAGCTTCACATAATCTCCGATGTTGATTTTTTTGCCGCCGGGGTTTACGGGAAATTCCCGAAAGGTCCCGGCCGCGCATAGGTAGTGGGCTTCCCCGCCACCTTGCTTCGGCAGCGTCACCCGCTGTACGGCGTTGTATTTCACGCCCGCAATCTTCACGTTTGCCTGCCATTGGGGCAAACTTCCCGGATCTCCGCCGATGTAAATGAAATCTCCGTTCCCCGTCCCGGTGGACAGGGGGATGGATAAACGCCCCACGCCGCTGTATGTCTTGTGGTTCACAATGACGGTTGGACTTGGCATGAAGCGTTCTCCTTTCTGTTATTCACCCGTCCCCCGTTCTATGGGGGTTGGTTTCCAAAGGGAGAGGGCCGCAGCCCCCGGCCCTCGTCCCCAAGGTGGGGTTTCCAAAGGGGAGGAATCGCAATTCCGCCCCTTTGTGCCGTTTCAAGGGGGTGCGGGGGGAAAATCGGAATCCCCCCGCGTTTCTCTTTAGGGGGCCGGGGGGACATTCTCTTTTCAAAAGAGAATATCCCCTTGGCTTCCGGTCCTGAAATTCAGGACTGAAATCAGGAAATACTCAGTACCCCATCCAGCAGCGAGATCGTCGGCATGGTGGTGGTGCCTGTGACCTTTTGGCCGTTCACATAGGCGGTTTTGCCGGAAAGAATGTCCCCGGCAGTGGCGTCCGCGTCATCGGTGTCCACCACGGAGTCTTTACCGGCTACGCCCAGAATGGTCGCCCCGGACTTGATGTTTCCGGGAATCACCTTTCCTTGCTCCGCCTCGGAAATCTGAACGGTGCCGCCGGAGGTGTAGCCTGCAGGAATCGTGACCGTTCCGTCCACCGTGGAAATGGTTCCGTCGGTCTTGCCGTTGTTCGGCATGGAACCGCCGATCAGGCTTCCGTTGACGTATGCGTTTTTCCCGGTCAGAATATCGCCGGCCGCCGCAGTGGCGTCACTGGTTTCCACATAGCGGGCGCTGCCGCCGCCCTCCTGCAGGGGGATCTTGACTTCTGCCACGCCCTCATACGGAACTTTGTTGATGATTACATTTTTCTTTGCCATGTTTTCGGTCTCCTTTTAAAATTTTTCGACCCCATCAACCGTTTTATATGGGGGTTGGATTTGTTAAGTCACGGTGATCTCGTCTCCGCTGTAGGTGATTTTCCCGTAGTCGCTGGGAATGGCTTCCACGATCACGCGGGATAGTGCCGCGTAGTTGGCGTCCGGTGTCACGATCTGCTGGACTCCGGACGGCACCACGGTTTTTTCCTGATAGACCCGCCCTTCTCCGTCAGTGACGTTCAGAACCACGTCCTGAATGTCCATTACCATGGGCTTGAAGCAGGTCTCCGGCGTCAGCGTGGAATGCTTGTTGGGTGTCAGCTCGGCTCCTTGGACTGCGGTCGGTTCTTTCGTGTCCGGCGGTATCCCTGCAGTGGGAACGGCGCAGCCGTCCGGGGTCAGGGTGGAGTGTTTGTTCGCCATCAGATCACCCCTTCCACAATGGCCTTCCGCACGTTCACATCCGGTCCGCGGAAGCCCACTACCTCCTGATGGGGCAATTTCATCCGCCCACCAGTCTCAACGGGCCGATCCGGCAGCTTCAGGCTTTGCTCCTGTGAGAGGGAGAACTACCACTGCCCCTCCGCGTAGGTCAGCCCGCCGCCGGGGTAGAACTTTGCAATGCCGCCGATCTTCAGCACCAGGAGTTCCACCATCTGCGGCTCGATCACAACATCGTTTTGCCGCACCACGATGGGGATCAGATAGGAGTCTCCCTGCATCGCCATTGCTCTGTTCCCCCCTTCGGTTCAAAACTCTCAGCCGGTCCAGTCGGCCTTTACCTCTCGCTTATCGAAGTGAAGGAAGCTGCCATACACCCCAACGCCTCCATGGTTGGGGGACACGTTCCGGGCATATCGCTTCAGGTCTTTGATAGAGACTCCCGGCATGTGAATATCCGCAGCGTATCCGTAAAGGTGCTGACTGTGTTTGCTGGCGTTTTTCAACGTGCTGTTGTAGGCCACCGTGCGGTAGCCGCTGTTGATAATGAGGGGAATCTCCTTCCCCTTGCCGTGCTCTTGGTTGGCCTGATACCGGATGGCTTCCAAATCCCAGGGGAGCTGCTCGTGGATCAGAACCACGTCACTGCCATCACGGCAGCGAAATTCTTTCACTTGGAAATGAGGAGTCAGGTACTTGTCCCCATCAGTGTCCAGAGAGTAGACCTTGACATCCATGCCTATCCCCCCATCAGTTTGTACAGTGCCCTGACCAGATCCGCACGGGTCAGCGTTTCCGCCGCATTGCTGTCCGTCAGCAGCCCCTTGGCCTTGCCCCATGCCAGCGCCGGTTCCTCCGGCTTGACTGGGGCCGGGGAAGGGTTTGCGGTGGCCGCCTTCCGCTCCCAGAACAGCAGCAGCGTAGGCACCTTCCGGCTGCTGATCACCTTCCCGCCGGGGAAAATGCCCTGCGTGGAGCCGCCGCCGTCCAGCATGAGGGCATCCACCACGCCCAGCCCCAGCAGCTTGTTTTGGAGCTGCTCACGGGTCAGGCTGGACTTGTCGCACCACAGCACCACCTTGCCGTTGTTCAGCCAGCCCACCGCCGTCCGTGCGGCAGAGCGGGCCACGTCCGGCGTCAGATTCCGGTGTAGTTTGGCCCCCGCTTTCAGGAGAGGGACGCCGGAGAGGAAAGATCCTCCCCGGTCCGTCAGCATCTTCGGTGCGCCATCACTGCCAATGGAAATGCCCCAATCCTGATAGGCATCCCGGCTGATAACTTTCCCATTGATCACCGTCCAGCCAACCGGCTGAAATTTGCCGTTGAACAGATAGCCGTTGATGATGTGCGTGCAGCCGGTTTTCGCTTTGATCTGCGCAGGCGTCAGCTTCCCAGGGTTATAGTAGACCTGCGCCCGAGCACAGTCAAAGATGTCAGTCATTGACTCTCACCGCGCTTTTGGCATAACCGTCCTCGTCATAAGTAACCTCGAACTTGCCGCCGGGGATACACTGGATCTGCTTGGTGCCAGCCAGATCCTCACGGCGGCGCATATCCACGGTACGCTGGGCGTCCTTGGGTTCCTCCTCAGCGGGGATAAAGCCCTCGGCCATCTCCGCCTCAGTCCAGCCTGCCGTACCGCCGTCGGGGTTCAGGTGGAAGTTGGCACCCGCCTCCTTCAGCAGATTGTTAATCTCCTCGATGGTCTTTCCGTTCTTCTTGCCCTCAGTGATGATCTCAGCATATTTCTTGTCCATGATTTGTTCTCCTTTCAAATCAAAAAAATGGTTGTTGATTCTATCTATGCCCCCTCGTCCTCGCCCCGTTCCTTGTCCTCAAGGTGGGGTTTCCAAAGGGGAGGAATCGCAATTCCGCCCCTTTGTGCCAGAGGGGGTATGAGGGAGGGATCTTTGCACCAAAGATTCTTTCCCCTTGCCCTGACTCGGGAATGTCCCCCTGCGGGGGCGCAATTTTAATTACTCATCTGTTTCGCGATCTGATTCACGCCGGTGCTGGCCAGACCGCTTACAATGCCCACCGCCACGGCGGTGAGATAGTCCGTTGCGGGAAAGTCTGCCATAATCAGCATCCCCACCAAACCCAGAACGCCGCCGGATACGCCCACAATAATGGGAATCCACTTGTTCTCAATGGCGGTGGCCTTTACAGCCATGCCGATCAGGTAGCAGATCACCGTGATTACCGCCACGCTGGCAATGCCAAATCCGGAAATATCCATGTTCAATTCCTCCTTTTGACCTTAGTCCTCTTCCGCTGCCTCCGCGCTGTTCAGCGCGTCCAGCACCGGGCGGAACATTCCCTTCCGCCGGGGGTCCTCCTTGGGTTCTTCGGCATACCGGGCCTTGTTCTTCGCGTTCAGCTTCTTCAGCAGTTCCCGGCTGTCAGCGCTGACCTCGCCCCGCTCCCATGCGTCATAGTAAGCCTTGGCCACCATCTCCTGATGCTCCGTGCAGAGATCGTCGAAGATGTCCAGCAGCTTGTCCCCCATGGTCACGGCGCAGCGGAAAGCCGTCTCGTCCAGCACCTCGCCCTTGCGGTACGCGCAGTGATACACCGCCCGCTCGTCATCCGACATACCGGAGAGCACCACCAGCCAGCGCCGCTCAATGAGCCGTCTTGCCGTCTCATCATAGAACCGGCTCCACTCGCTCTTGGGCACCATCACGGTGCCGTTCTTCCCGGTCACGGTGCCGTACATCCCGTTGGGGCCGAATACAGCCAGATTGTCATCCGCTACCGGGGCGCACCAGCGCAGCGTCACTTTTTCCGTGTCCGCCATCACCTGCACCACTTGGGGTTTGACCTCCGCCATGGCCTTTGCAACGGCCTCCGCCGCCGCCTGTTTGGCGATCTCCGCTACCTCATCGGCTGTATACAGCTTTTCGGGTTCCTTCTCCGCCGCAGGCGCTTTCTGCTCTGCCACGGGCGCAGCCTTTGCCTGTTCCCGCAAGGGCTGGGCGGCTGCTTCCAGCTCCTGCGCTTCGATCCCCGCCGCCACATCGGCAGCCGTCCGTTTCTCTTTTGCCATCTTTGTCCGCTCCTTTCAGATAAAAGATGCTGTGTTTTCCGTGGTGCTCTGCCCTCATGCAGGCTTCGCACCATATCTGCGGGAGAGAGGGTTTCCTCCCTCCCGCTTGGGGTGCTTACGCGTTGATAACTGCCATTCTGTTGGCGAGGACAGGCACACAGTCAATGGACATAGAAACCACTACGTCGATGCTCATGTCTGCGGTCTGGTCGGGGGTCAGCTCCAACTGAATGGGAGTCCCCTCCTCCATGCCGATGTAGACGGGCTTGTAGCCGCCCACGGCGGTCAGCCAAATCTTGTCGGCAGGCACAATGTCGGTCACGGTGGTGTTCTGGGTGCCGGGGACCAGAGCAGTATCAATCGGCATCAGGTTCATGCCCATGTACTCGCCCAGGAAGCCGTACCGCGCCCAATCCATGCCCAGCATGGTGGACAGAGCGGCATCCAGATTCACGGTGGAGGCGTTCACCACGCCGCTGGGCAGTGCCTTGGTCAGTGCGGAGGGGCGGCCAATGGCCACCACGTTCCGGTAGCGGGTCCCGTTCACCACGCTCACCCGCTCACCGGCAGTGACCCAGTTTGCGGAGGTGTTGGTAAAGTTCATGTTGTTGGGCACATAGGCGGTGTTGGCGGTCATCTTGGTCAGGGTGCTGATCCACAGCGCCGTGATCTTGGAGTACATACCGGCGGCCAGAGCGTTGAAGAACCGGCCCATGTCGGCATCGTTACCCACCAACTGATACCACTTCATGCTCACCCGTGCGGTGCGCAGGCGGGGGTTCAGAGTCACGCTCTTGTTGTAGAGGGTGTTGGCGGGCTTGGAGCGAGAGGCACCCCAGCTGTCATCCTCAAAGAGGAAGATGTCGTTGCTCATGATGTCCAGTTCCTTGGTCTGACCGATGGGCACGGTGGTCATCTCAGCCAGCCAGCCCAGCCCGGAACTCATGACGGTGGGCAGCATGGGGGTCACGATCTCGGTGACGATACCGGCCAGCGTCTTGAGGTACAGGCTGTCGCTCATAAACTTGCGCTGGTTGCGGCGGAACTCGTCCAGATCAGCGGGGGGAATCTCACCGCTCAGGGCGCACACCCGCTTGGCGCAGAAAAGCAGCAGGTTCTTCTGAAGGTTGCGGTTGGTCATCCCGTAGCTGTTCTGCCCCTCGCCGTCCGCCAGCATGGCGGTGAAATCGTCGGGCTGCTTGGTCATGACCCGCAGAGCGCGCTCATCCCGGCCCAGACGCTCACGCATCAGCAGACGGCCGCAGGTCACGATGTCGGCCCGCTCACGTTCCGCGTTGCTGAACTCCTTGGCGGCGCTGTCATACACATTAGGATCAATGCTGTTTAGTCTGATTGCCATTGTTGTCACTCTCCTCTCGTTTCTCAGCCCGCTGCCGCGTCAACCTTGCAGGCCAGCACGTCCACGAACTCAAATGCGCTCTGTGCGCCCTCGGTAAAGGTGCCGCCGGTGGACAGAACCTTGAAGTACGGAGTCCCCACGTCGGTGGGAGCGGCGGTGGCGGGCACCAGCAGACCGTTGGCAATGGTCAGGAACTTGTTGGCCCCCAGAGCGGTGGACACGTTGCCGATGCCGAACCGGTAAATCTTGTTCCCGTCGAACACGATCTTGGTGAAGGTGACGGGATAGCCCTTGGGAGCGGGCAGGCCCAGCGTGTTGGCGCCGACCTTGTAGAGGTTGCCGGTCGCGGGGTCCTGAACCATGTTCACGTCATAGGGGTTGCAGGCGAAAATGCCGTCGCCCTCGCTCTTCACGGCGGCTCCGGTGGCCTTCATGTTCCAGCTGTTGCTGTTCTTGATGGTCACGGTGGAACCAGTGGGGCCAACGCCCACATAGCCCTCGCAGTCCATCTGCTCATCCTTCACGCACAGGAAACCTGCGGAGCAGGTCTCGTCTGCCTTATCGCCGTTCTGGAACTTGCCGGTGATGTTCAGCGTCTCGTCGAACACCCGGTTTGTCACTCTGGGCCAAAATGCGGTCTTTTCAATGTATGCCATTGTGATTCACTCTCCTCTCGTATCTCAGCCGTTCATGCGGCCCAGCATCTCCATGATGCCGCCGCCCTCACCGCCGTTGGTCTTGGGGTTGTTCCATGCGAAGGAATGCTGCTTGGCGGCCATTTCCTTCTTGCGCTTTTCGGTCTGTGCCTTACCGTGTGCGGCCATCAGGTCCAGCACGGCGCGGTCAGCGCCGCAGAACTTCCCGTCAGTCTCCATGGCGGCGAACTCCTCTGCCCGGTCGCACAGGCCCTTGGCGGTCTCGGTCATGTCGGCGTCACCTTCCACGGCGCAAGCCCGGATGTCCTCCAAGGCGCCGTTCACGGCTTCCTTCACAGCCTCGACCCGGCGCTCATGCTCAGCGGCTTCCATGGTGCGGATTTTCTCCTCCGCTGCTTCCAGACGTGCCTGCAGTGCCTTCACGTCCTCCGCCTGCTGCCCCTTTGCGGCGCAGGCATAGTCCACGATGTCGCTCACCTCTGCCATGGCGTTCACGCCCTCGCCAAAGGGGAAGGCTGCCGTTAGGTAAGCGGGCTTGATGCGGCTCTCCACCACGGCGCCGTTATCCTCCGCGTTAAAGGCGTAGGTATAAGCGCTGCCGGCAGAGTCCACGAGGCCAACGTGCATCCCGTCCTCGCTCAGAGCGACCACGCGGTAGCCCTTGAACTTTTCGGACATGGCCTCCATTGCCTTCTTGCTCATGATGTTCACTCCTTTTCTCTTGTTCGTTTCGTTGCTTCCCTTTCCGGGGTCCAGAGACGCCGCCCGCAGTTTTAATGTCTTAAACTCTTCCTGCATGGCACTCAGCGCCTTGATCCGCGCCCCCGGAATTGCCGGCGGCACATCGTCTCCCAGCACGGTTACGCCGAGACCTGCCCAATCCGTAATGATCTCGTTCTCGCCGTCCATGTGGGATTTTTTCGTATCGGTCTCAGCGGAAACATCCATGCGCCCTGTCCGCACGATTTTTTCCACCAATTCCGGTGCGTAAAACTGAAATAACCGGCCCTTTGCCCTGATCCACTCGTTCCCGCCCTCTTCCACAATGGAAAAGTCCTTGGGATCGTCGGATAGGGTCCCTACGATGCGCTCCGCCGTTCCGTCCATGAACGTGTAGCCCTTCTCGCCGGTGTAGGGGTCCCGCACTTCTCTCATGTTGTGTCCGTCCCCCACCTTGCGGCCCACATAGGCACACAGAATGGGCTGACCCACAAACGTCAGGTAGTGCTCCCGCATATTGCGGAAATCCCAATGATTCTCATTCAGCCCGGAGCGCATGATCCACAGCTCCACGCCGAACTCGTATTCACTGAGCCGTTGCATGACCCGCAGCTCGCCGGACATTTTTATGTGCTCCGGCGGGGTTCCTCTCGTCCGAAACGGCATGGTCACGCCTCCTCTCCGTCAAACAGCTTTTCCACCCAGTTGTCATAGCTGGTGGCGCTGCCGTCGGTCTTGTCATACATCTGCCATGCGTAGAGCATGGTCTCGTAGCTTTTGCTGTTCTCCATCTGAAGGTTTTCAAATTCCCTTGCCAGCGGATACAGCCCCACTTCTTCGCTGGCGCCCACGCAGTCCCGCAAGGCGTCCTCAATGTCCTCCAACAGCCGGATCACCTCTCCGAAAACACCGTCCATGTCCTCCGGTCGCTCCCGGTATTCCGGGGTCTCCGGGTATTCCTGCATCAGGTGCCGCTGATGGAGAATGTCTCCGATCACGTCAAACCGCTTGGGCTGTTCGTGGGCCAGACGGTGAATGGCGTCCGCCGTGTGTACCAGTCCAAACTCCACCAGAACCCACTCCTTCAGCGTGTCCAGACCCCGTGCGGCGTTCTGGTATGCCGCCGTGGCCCGCCTCGCCGCGTCCCGCAGCGGGGAAAAGCGGGGATTTTCGTAGTGGTAAATGTCCCGCAGCTTTGCCATGTGGTTTCCTCCTCTCGTGTTGAAAAAAAGCGCTGCCCACGCCGGAATATCCGGCATCAGCAACGCTTTGCTCCTCCCGCTCACCGCTTAGAGCGGGGTGCTCTGTTCACTTTTTCTTCGGCTATCCGCCATAGGTGTCGATGTCCGCTTCCTGCCCCTCGCTGGTCACGGTGCCGTCCCCTTTGGGTCTCCCGCCGGGGTTCAGATCGTGGGCCGCCTGGGGCGGCAGTCCGCTTTCGGACTGCTTGGCATTGTAGCTTGTCACCAGCGGCAGCCGCTTATCCATGATGCCGCTTGCCTTGATGGCGTTGGAAATGCTCAGATCGTCCAGCAGGGAAAGATCGTTCATCGCCATGTAGATGATGGTCTGCGGCAGGATGCCGAGGGTCATACCCTGCTTGGCTTCCTCCATCCGCTTCTCCTCGGTAGAGAGGGTCCCGAACAAACTGAACCGCCACGAATATTTCAGATTCAGCTTGTCCATAATGGCCGCCATCATCCGTTCGTAGCCTCGGTATACGCACTCCGCAAACTTCCCTTCGATCTGCAGGGAGATTTGAGCGATGCCCGCCTTGGGGTCCTCCGTGGTGGGTACGATGGCGGACAGCCCCGCCTTGTTCATGGCGTAGCTGTACCCGGCTGCGGAAATCTTGGTGGCGCTGGGCGCTTCTGCCAGCTGGTGCATTTTGATGTTTTCCACAGGGGCCGTGAACCAGCCGATCCCGCTGGTGTTGCTCTCTGTCAGCATCTGATACCACAGGTACTCAAACAGCCGCCGTCCCGCGTCGGAAAGCCGGTAATCGTCCTCTGTGCTTGTAATTTCGGACTTATCCTTGTAGGGGATCTCGCCGGTAAACAGGGCGATCAGGGGGTTCTGCACCAGTTCCAGCTGGATCTGCTCGTACTGCGCCATCTGCACCAGGGAGAGATACAGCCCCGCCAGCGGGGAAATGGCGTTCCGGGATACATCGTCTGCCTCAAAGGTGAAAATCTTGTCCACCGGCAGTGTCACCCAATAAAACCACCGCCCGTTCTGGGAGTATACCTCCGGGTCTCCCGCCAAGCGGCCGCCGGTCTGCTTCCTCCGCTGTTCCAGCACGTTCAGGTCCACCCGGTCCCGCGCCGCGAAGATCACCCGTTTCCCCGTGCCCTCCGGTGCCCGCTCCGCCGATGCGTAGAAGTCATCCAGATAGGGCAGCAGCAGGTCTCCGAACTGCAGCGGGTCCGTCCCAGGCTGCATAAAGTACATCAGGTTCATCGCCACCGTGTATTTCGACACGTTGTTGAACCCAACGATCTTTACCCAGTCGCTGGGGAGCTGCTGTAAAAAGGCGTGGTTTACCTTGTTGTGGGGCTTGTCCACGCTGATCCGTGGATAGTAGAAAACCTTTCCCTCCTGCAAGACCTGCCCCGCGATCTCATGGGCCGTGGCCTTGGGGTCCAGCGTTTTCCGCAGCTTGTCCAAAAGCTGCCATTCCCGCAGAAAGTCCTCCCGCTTTGCTTCTTCCTCTGTGGCGTACTCCGGGGCAATGTAGCTGTGGTAAGTCAGCATTTCCGTGTACACCTTCCGGGTGTGAAACAGGGGATACGCCGTCCATTCCAGCGCGTGGGCCACCTGCCGCAGGCCCTGTTCGTTGCCGTCCGGTGCGGTGAGCATCTCCGCCACCTTGTCCTTGCTGTAATTCACCGGCAAGGAGGAAATGGCCTTTACCCGGCGGTTCTGAATGTAGGGGTTATTCCGGGTGTAGGTGTTGCTGGCCGCCCGCATAAACGCGCTGCTTACGGCGTCCATGGGCAGATCGCCGTACTGTGCCGCCAGTTCCCGCAGCCTTCCGAATATCTTCGGGTACGAGGCGAATTGCACCGACCTCAATTCAGTTTGCAGGTCCATGCTCCCCGCCTCCCTTCATGCGTTCCCGCTCCTTCTGCAATTCCAATTCCAGCCGGTCCAGAGTGCTGACCCATTGCTTTTCCGCTTCTTCCGGCGTTACGCCCGCTTGGGCCGCCGCTTCTGCCAGGATCATGGTGTTGCAGTCCGCCAGCCACAGGCGATCCCCGTCTGTCAGACGGTCCAGGTCTGCCCCGGCCACCTCCACTGCGCCCTCCGGCTTTTTCCGTCCGGTGAGATACAGCAGAATGTACCCTGCGCAGATCCGGTAAAACCGGGTGCCATACGCGATCTCTTCCGTTTTCCGGGTCCGCCCCATGGCGTACAGCCGGTATCGTTTCTTCCGTTGAGCCATTGTCAAAACCTCCGGCCTCCCCGCCGCGCCGTCACCAGCCGTCCGCTGCTTCCGGTGCTGATAGGCGGAGCCACTTTGTTTTCCTTGAACCGGTCCAGCGCCGACGCCCAGTCACTCTTGTTTTTCCCGTGGATCTCCGTCAGCAGTTCCTCCCGCTCGATCAGCTGGGCCAGCCGCAGGGCATATTTCGTGGCGGACCAGCTATCGCGCTGGATGGCCTTGGAAATGCGCTTCTCGCTCATCCCCGCCCCGCTGGGCACCAGCTTCAGGTTCTGTATCTGGCCGGACAGCTCCCGACACTTCTGGTAGGGCTGTGCGAACTGGTAGTCCCGGTCATCGTCCCGGATGCGGTGGGCGCGCTTATACGCCTCCACGCCCTCGTTGGCGTTCAGCGTCAGAAGTTCAACGTTGTGGTGCTCAAACTCCGTCTGTGCGTATTTCAGCATTTCAAAGTCCGGGTCCGTCACGCCGGTGCCGCCTGCCTTGATGGGGTAGATCACCGGGATCGCCCCCGGCAGCTCCGCCGCCGCGTAGGCCGCGTGGTTCTTCACACACAGGGGCGGAAGGCCGTCTCCCAAATCGGTCATCAAGTCCTCTAAAACGCCCCGGCCATACTGCCAAGAGTCGATGGCGATGTAGGTTTGGCTGCCGTCATAGCAGAATCGGTTCCAAATGGCCTTCACCCGCCGTGCCTGGGCCTTGCTCTGGTCCGGCGGGGGCCAATCGTCAATGTAAACCAGCTGCTTCAAAAAGCGGTCCCGTTTCAGGTATTCCCGCTGACGGGTCAGCTTTATCACCACGCAGGCGCATTTGGCGTTCTTTGCCGAATCCTCGTAAGAAACGTCATAGCCCACGATGTAAATAACTTCCTCCGGGTCCAGCTTGGGGTGCGGGTCCTTGCAGCAGTGCTCCGTCTCCATCACCAGCACCCGCTGGGAATCCGTCAGCACCTCGTCGGAAAGCACGGGGAACTCGTCTGCGCCGGTAAACCGGCTCTCCATCTCCCGCATCCACTTTTCCGCCGTCAGTTCCTCCCGGAGTCCCTGCGCCCATTCATAGGGCCGCATCTGCATGAGCACGATGCTCTCCCATGAAATGTCAATGGCAAAGGCGCTTTCCCCTTGGGTCATTTTTTTCATCACCTTGCACCGGGTCTGAAACGCGTGGTTCTGCTTGCGCCCCGCGCTGGTGATGGCGTGTTTCTTGTATCCTACGAAGTTTTTGTCCCGCTCACCGCTGATGTTGTGCCAGAGACGCACGGCCGGCAGCACCACCGTGGAATACTCGTTGTAGTCGAAAGGTGGGTTTTCTTCCTGTGCGTATTCCTCCGCCGTCACGTCATGCAGGTTGTCGCCGCGCATGGCGGAGATGTAAAAGGCGCTTCCGCCGTCCGTCTCGATCTTGAAATCGTCCTTGCTCTCCGCACTGACCCGCCAGTGCTTGGCAAGGATGGGGTAATCGTGCTCAATCTGGTGGTAGGTTTTCCCGCCGATGGCGGCAAGCTGTTTGTAGCTTGGACCATAATACGCGCTCTGGGTCCCCGGCCATACCAGCCCGTTCACCATGGCGTATTTCATCTTTGTGCTGGTCTTTGTCAGGCTTCGGGTTCCGGTGATCGCCACCTCCCGTTTCCGGGCGTAGGCCCGCACCATCACCCGCTGCATGATCTCCTCGTTGGCGAAGTCCGCTTCGTCGCTCCGCACAAGGTCCAGCAGCTTGTCCGGATACCACCGGAACACCCAGATCAGAAAGGCCCACCAGGCATCCTCATAGTCCGTGTAGTCCCGCTCTGCCGTGGGCTTCACGCTGACCCAGCCCTGCGAACTTGTCCATGCCTTTCCGGCCCGCCGTGCCATGGCTCCTCCTTACCGCTTTTTCTTCGCCGGAGGCATCTTCACCAGTCCGAGCCGCTGATATGCCTCCTTCTCCTGATCATTGGGTTCCTCCGCAAACTCCCCCAACTCGTCCCGCAGCCGCATCTCCGGCGGCAGGGTGGTCAACTCAGGCCGCCCTTCGTTTTGCCGCATCCGGTTTTCGTTGATCATAAGCATCTGTTCCGCCGCGTCCATGGTGTAGGGGTATTTGCAGGAGCGCCCAAACAAAATGCGGAACATCTCGTCCGGGTCGCATTGCTTTCCGTTTTTCAAAAGTCCCTTCTTTTCCAGTGCTTCTACCAGACTGTCGATCCGCAGATCGTCAATGGGCTTCGCGTCCTTTTTTCGCAGTCCCTCGCTGGACAGGTTATCCTGAACCATCTTGTTCAGCTTGGCCGCCTTGTCAAACTGACCAATGGATCGCATATTGTCCCGGTCCAGCGTCATTTTCGCGCAATCCCGCAGAATGAACTCCTGCTTCACGCTTACGCCGCCCGCCGCCATCAGGTCGCTGGACAGTGCCTCGTAAATGCGATCCAGTTCGTCATAGTCCTCAGAGGTGTAGGGGTTTTTTGCGGAGTTCTCGCCCCAGTTCTTCCGCTGCTGTGCCGTCCCCACTTTCCGGTTCCGGGCGGACTTCTCATTGCCCACCGCTTTGGTAAATTCCCCGGCGGACAGCCCCTCGCCAAAAATCTTGGTAATGTCCGTCAGCCCATCCAGAAAGCCAAGTGGTTCCCCCCGCCGCGTGTCCAGCTTCTTCAGCCGCAGGTTGTCCAGATAGGCGATCCACTTCTCGCCCACGTCCGGTTCCTTTGGCACTGCCAGCATATCGAAGGGTCGGTCAAATTCAATGCAGCAGTAAAAAAGGGCAAGGCTGTCGCTCGTGGCACGGGCAATGGCGTCATAGCGTTCCTGCTGTGCAGTCAGTTCCGCCGTATCCATCGGTTCCAGTTCCATTCGCGGCCTCCTTCCCCTAAAAAACAGAGAGTGAAAAGAATTTATTTCTTCTCACTCTCTATTATTCCACAAGGTTTTCCTAATTTGGTAAACTTTAGTAGCCACTTGAAAATTTTTTTATTCCGGCTCCAAACCAAGGATGTAATCCACACTCACGCCGTAAAAATCCGCCAGCGTGATCAGGGCCGACGCCTTCGGTTCCTTCATGCCGCTTTCGTAAAAGCCTACCATACCGTGGCTCATGCCGCAGTATTCGGATACCCGGCGGCTGCTCATGCCTCTGGCCCGCCGCAATTCCCGTAGCCGTACCGCGTAGACCGGCAGTTCCCTGCCCTGCTTGTGGTCCTCAGTCCTCTCCATCGTCCCCCTCCCTTTCCAGCATCTCGCAGATCCGTTGGGCGCGCTTTTCAATGAGGTCCAGTTTCCACAGCAAAGAATACAGAACCAGCAGCGCACAGGCGTATACGGTCATGGCAATATTCCCGCTGGATGACTCATAGACCGCAAAGCCCACCACTACAAGCAGGAGCACAAAATTCAAAATCGTTTCCGCCATATCAGCTTCCTCCTTTCTCAGACTGCCCGGACCTCTCCGGGCAAGAAGTTTTCCGTCACGTCCCCGCCCTTGGTGTGGGTGGTCACGGCGATAAACCGTCCGCGAGGGTGAATCCATGCGACCCGCCCCCGCCGAATCGGGCACATCTCCACGCTTGACCGCTCACTTTTCGCCCGCTCCACCGGCAGCGTCTTGAACTTCGCCTCTACCGTCTGTCCGATCTTCATTTCCGGCCTCCATACGTCACTTTTTTCAAATCTTTGTACCGCTCAGCGTGCGGAATCAGCTCCGCCTTATCCCGGATGATCTCTTTCAGCACCCGGTCCATGTGCTCCTGACACACGTCCGCCGCCGGGTTCTTGTAGTCCAGCGCCGGCCTGTATTCTTTTCTCACCTCTGCCCATGCTTCGGTGAGCCTCATAATGCGATCATAGCCCCAGCCCTCCGACTGGTGAATCGCGATTTGCAGTGTATCAATGTCATACTGCGAGGTTATAACCATCGTTGCCTGAAGCAGCCGGTTGGTCTCGTTCTCCCACCGTTGCAAGTACCCCGATTGTTTAGACATCTTACTTCCCCCTTAACAAGTGCAGTTTCAGCCACAGTGGAATGTCGGCGGTCAAAATGCTTTTGAAATAAAACACGATAAACGCAATGCCAGCGGCTATGACCATCGTCCAAAAGGCTATAATCAGCCAGTCTTTCCGTTTCATTCAGCACCGCCGTCCATTATCGCCCCGCACCATGGGCAAGCAATAGCCTCGTTCATGTCTAATACATTCCCCTTATGCTGGGTATAGTGTCCGCATCTACTGCACAATGTCCCGCCGTTTCTGCGTTTCATCCACCGCCCATGCACCACCTGGGCCACGTCGGCGGCTGGGGCATCTTCAATTATGTCGATTGCGTCACCGGTGCCACACGCACGGCATCTTACTCCGTTGTAGCTGTTGCAGCCTACGCAATAAACTTCTTTGATGCGCTTAATTGTCGCTTCCCTCTCAATGCATTCAGCCATCCTCATCCCCTCCAAATTCCGCCTCGTACTGTTCCGGCGTGATAATCTCAATGTCCTTTGCGGAGTAGCCCAAGGCGTCGAGGCATATCAGCTTCGCCAGTTTGTCTTTGTCAAGGGCCGCCGCAGCGTCCTCATAGGATACGCCGGGTTTTGCCTCAAAGCTGATTTGAGCGCCAAACGCCCCGGCCACGCTAAAGCAGATTTTATATTCAGCCATTGTCATTTCCTCCTTCATTCCCATGTGCGCACTCAACAATCAACTCGTTCAGCCGTTTAAGCCCTTCTATGGTAATTAGGCCCTGCGTGTACAGGTCATCCTGCAAGCGCTTAAAAGCGTCTGCCGTGTCTTTGGCGCGTGGAAAGCCCTCAGCAAAGTGTTCCTTTGCGAAAACGTCCGCTTCCGGCATGGGAGCCACACATAAACGGCTGGTGTTGTTAATGTATTTGCCCATTGTCAGCCCTCCTGTTTCAGGTCTTGCACAGTCTGGTGGATACGATTTGCGCAGGCAGGGCATATTTCCCTCACATCCACTATGTTCGGGTCGCTTGCGCAGGAAATGCTTACGTTGCTCTCCACGCTGACCCTATAAGTATCCTGAATCTTGTGTATTTCTTTTCCGCAAAGATCACAAAAACGCTTCGTCATGTTCTTTCCTCCCTCCCGTAAAATGCCTCCAAGTCATCCTGTGCCTTGTCAACAAAATCGGGGCAAGCCAAGCATTCCGGCAACGGGGCATCCGTCATGGGGTCAACCCATCCGAGGCAGTAGATACGGTCTTTCTTGCCGTCATTCCATTCGTGGGACGGACGCCCTCTCTTGCCCAGCGCACACTTAACCGTTGCCATCCTTCATTGCCTCCAATGCTTTCTTCGCTTCTTCATGGGTGAGAAACACAGTCTTGCCGATTTCCTCTGGATAAAACTCCCATGCTTCGCCGTTTTCGTCAGTCCCCTTCAGGAATACGGTTTTATAGCCGTCATACCATCCGATGCGGTCTGCGTCATCCAAGGAAATTTCCCTGATCGGTTGCTCTACATAGTCTTTGTCAATTCCCCAGAATAAAACTTGATCCCCAAAGACAACCTCGAGCCAATCCTTGCACGGCAGCACCGCCAGCCGACCGGCTCTGTCGGCCTCCATCAGCGCGACAATGCGCTTAAATGTCACGCCCTTACTGATGGCCTCATCCTCAAACGTCTTGTAATTGGCGCACATCGCCGGTTCCAGTTTCGTATCCTCGTAGGCTTTCAGCCGCTCCCATACCTTACGTTGAGAACAAGATCCGTTATATGGGCACGGAAGTTCTTTGCATTGCGCAATGTCGCAGAAATTACCGTCAAAAGTCAGTCTTTCCATCGCATTCCCTCCATTCTTAGCTTCACTCGGTAGCATAGTTTTCCGCACCGTTCACAGACTGCGTAATTTGTGTGGTACTTCCCGCCGTGCCGGTCGCTTCGGCGGCGCGACACCTGAACATACGCATACTTGTTCAGTTTGTGCAGACCAATGCGGCAAAAAAGAGGCTTTTTCATAGCTTTACCTCCGGCAGCTTCGGCAGTTGCCTCGGCTCAAAGCGCCACTTTCTGGCGTCATCGCCAATTTTCTGATAAAGCCGTGCTACGGCCAGCATAGGGGTATCTTCGCGAATATTGAACTGGAAACACTTTTTCTGGCAATTCCAGATCCCCCATTTAATCCCGGAAATTCCGCGCTGATATGTCTCACGTCTCATGGTGCATCTCCTTTGCTCCCTCAGTTGGTTCCACCTCCAGCGGCTCCGGTCTTTTTAGCTCAAACTGACTATATGGCATAACACACAGCTTCTTGGAATTGCAGTCAGCCATGCCGCTTACGATGCCCTTGCAATGAGCGCAATACTGGCACATCCACGTCTTTCCGGCTTTTCTGACATCCGCAATTATCGACATAACATAGTTGCGTTCAAGCATCAGTTGTCTATTCTGCCCCCGCAGCTTCTCGATCTCTTTTGCCTGCGCATCAATGATGCTGCACTCATACGCTGACGGCACCCACTGCGTAGGGGAGTCCGAACTGTCCACCTGCGGGACCATGTTTCTCCATCCGCTGTCACCTGTGTTACCCGTTATCGCACTTACGAAGTCTTGATCGTTCAGGTCCTTCACATTCCTTTCAGTCATTCCTCAAACCCTCCAAGAACTTCCTGCCCCGACAGAACGCCGTCCTCCATCCACCAGTGGAATACATCCACGCCGGATTGCCACTGGCACGGCAGACTTCGCTTCCTCCGTTCTTCCAGCATCCGATCAAAGGCCCGGATATACGCCGCCTTGATTTTGGGATAGCGGGCAAATTCCATGGTTCTGGTTTTGGATGCCATGGGACAACCTACGTAGCCGACCCGGTGGAAGCCCTCGCAGTACAGCGGATTCATGGGTATTTTTTCAACAGCAGCATAGTCCATCACCTCATTGTCCTTCCAGTCGATAATGTGGTTCACCACCCGCTTCCCCTTGAGTTGGCACGTTTCAAATAATCGGCGATCCTCGTCGTTATCGTTTGATAAGATCAGTTTGCTTTGTGGCTTAGACGTTAATACCTCTAAACCGCCGCGGCGTTTCCTGGCCGTGGATTCCGCCCAGCGAACACCCGTAGCGATAAACCGATCCTTTCCTCCCCCCTCTTTAAGGGCAGTGCAACAGTACCGCATCAGGCGTGTGGGCGGCATGAGCTTCTTTTGAATCAGTTTCCACATGGTCATACGGGAGCCGTCCGGCTGGACGTGCTTGTCTACGTCGCACTTGATGCCCTTGCATTCCAGCCGATAAAACGTATCGTACACATGGCGAACCGTCTCTGGAGCGTCCGCCGTGGTCAGGCTGTGCAGCACCTCAAACGGGATGCCGCTTTTTTCGGCCAGATGCAGCATCACATCACTGTCCTTGCCACCGCTGTATGTGATCACCAGCGGTTTCTCAAAAAGCCGCAGGCTCATGTCCGATGCCGCCCGCAGCCGCTCTATGGCGGTCTGCTCCAAGTCGCTCATTCCTCCACCTCCGCAAGCCAGAACTCCTTTTTGCACTCATAGCAAGTTTGCTTGTTGCAGTTGATACCCATATCGCCGAATATATCCATTGGGCAGGCATTAAGACAGCCAGAATCAATTTGTGCGTCAGGGTAATGCTTCAGGAACTCGCTCTGGCGGGTTTTGGCGGGGTGCTCGGCAGCCCACTGCTCAGCGGCTTTCACCATCCCTTCACAATCATTCTTTTTGTATGCAGATATATATTTTTGAACCGTGCTGTCACCCGCTCCTGCACCAAGCATCTGTTTAATTGCCTTTATGAACTTCACAGCATCCATCATTCAGCATCCCCTTCCTCGTCCAACTCGTTGAAATACTGGCTCCCGCAGTAGGGACAGCCCACCTTCCGGAACCGCTCAAAAAAGCAGTCCGGGCGCGGGTCCGACCCGTCTAAGACCATCGGGGTCTCAAATTCTTCTCCGCACGTTTCACAGCGATACATGGTTCTTTCCTTTCTTCGGCTGGTATACGTCCCCCCGGCCCCACGCCTTCGTGGCGCAGTTTAGACCGTGGTAGCGCTTCGTTCTGCATCCGCAGGAGGTGCACACCACGATGTAGTCAAAGGGCGGTGCCGCATCCTCCACCCGCTCCCCGCTGTCCAGTCCGCAGAGGGGGCAGGGTGGCAGCTTTTTCTTCCACCCTGCTCTCCGGTTCTCCCTGTTCACGGCGTACCGCCTCCCAGCATGACCTTTGCCAAAAGAACCGCCAGCAGCAGCAAAAAGCAGATCCCGCCGATCAGGGCGGAGGTGTCAGCCCGCTCCCGCCGCCGCTGCTCTCTGGTTTTGCGGTTCTTCTCCGCCCGCCGCCGTTCCATCTCCCAATAGGCTTCCTGTTCCCAGTAATCGTTGCTGTGCTTCATGTCCCGCTCCTTTCGTTTCCGCATGGGAACAAAAACCGCCCCATGTCTCCCGGTTCCTCCACCGTGCCGAACCGCCGTTTGGTCACGGCAATGGGAAACTCCTCGATCTCGCTGGCCCACAGACAAGTCCCGCGTCCGTTCAGCTGTTCCCAGATCAGCGGAAAACCGCCGATTCCATCAAACAAACTCGCCATAGTCGCGTCCCGCTCGTAGTTGCCGCACAGCCGTTTCAGCAGCCATTTCCACGGCGGCAGGGCAATGGAGTTGCCCAGCGCCTTGTACCGGGGGCTGTCCGCGTCCTTGTGGCGCTTGCCCTTGCTGTCCGTCCACTCGCCCAAGTCCGTCCAGTGGTCGGGGAAGCCTTGTAGCCGTTCGCACTCCAACGGGGTCAGACGGCGAACCACCATGTTCTGCACCGGGTATGTTTCCGAATCTTCCCTGAAATCGCAGTTGGCCTTTGCCTTCAGCGCATGTGCCTTCTCCGGGCAATAAACGCCGCACACCAGCATATCGTTGTAAGCGTCCTGCCCGTTATAGCTTCCAGCGTGTGCTCCGGGCGATAAAGTCCCGGTGGTTTTCTGGTACGTCAGCGGGATTTGGTTTCCGCCGGTTCCCATACGGGCTTGCAGACTGGGCGATACCTCGCCGCAGTCCCTGATCACGTCGCAGGCATGGCTCATATCCAGCACGGCGCACGGCACATGTGCGTTGGCGTTCAGCGTGTGACAGGGCTTCCCGAAGTCAGGAATACTCCCATTCTGCTTGCTGGTGATCTGCGTAGTATCAAACGCCATGACCGCTGGCTGGTGCCCATGCTCCTGTGCTCTCAGCGTACCGGCAACATCATGGCTCACGCCCATCACATTCCCACCCTGATCGTTCAGGCACATCACCGCCGGTTTATTCCCTCCGCACTCCGCGTTCAGCGTAGGGGCCTGTTCCTCTGCGTATCCGATGCTCCGGGCCTGTTCGCTGTTCCCCAGCTTAAACCCGGCGCAGACCGCCGGACGGTCAATGGTGTTCAACGTATAGCAGACATCTTCTTTCCAGCCCTTCCCGTTGCATCCGGCGGTATCAGCCCGGTCGATTGCGTTCCCTTGGAGGCAGATTACTGATCCGGCGTCTTTGCTTGCTCCACCAGCACCGTTTTCAGAATCCCCGGCAGGGCCTTCCCCCGGCGCTCCGCTCTCCGCAGGATACCCTGACATGCTTTGCCGCTCAAACGATATTTCCCATGCGGTGTCGCCTCCAAAATCTGCGACAAGCGCGATTCTACGGCGACGTTGGGGGACTCCCCAGTGTTGCGCGTCGAGCACTCGCCACGCCACGCTCCATCGTCCTCCCATTTCATCATGATACCCCCCCCAGGTATTCCAACCTTTTTCAGGCACTTCAATATCGGGGGCTTCCGGTTCTGCGACGCGGATGGCTTCTTCAAGGACGGCCGCGAAGTCTTTTCCTCCGTTGCTTGAGAAGGCTCCGGGAACGTTTTCCCAGACCATGTATCGTGGGCGAACAAACTCACCTGTTCGCCCCATTCTTCTGTCACGTTCTCTCATCTCCTTGATAATCCGTATTTGCTCCATATATAGGCCGGAACGCGCCCCGGCAAGTCCTGCCCTCTTTCCGGCAATGGAAAGATCCTGTCTAACAAGGTGAACCACCTATCACACAATCCACGGGTTCTACTTCATTTCCGTGAATTTTTGTGACATCTCCATAATGCTTCACCTAAATCACCCCCTCTTGCATTTTCAAATAATCGTCTCGTTTTCTTTCCCTCCGCAGTTTTCGTTTGCACCGACTTAGCAAATCCGCGTCCATGTGCATCTCCCGGCAAATGTCCGCCGGGGCTGTCCGGGCTTCCAGCAGTTCCCGCAGCTTCTGCATTTCCGCTTCCCGCAGAAGGGGCGGCCGCCCGCCGCGGCTGGTAGTCCGACCTCCGCCCGCGCAGTTCACGCATTCCGCATAGGGGCAGTGGTTCAGGCAGTAGTCGATCTGGCTCTGCCGGTCATGGGTGCATATCTCGATCCGGTCTTTCCCGTCTGCGCTGTCCCAGGGCAGCACAGCCCGCACGATCACAGTTACGGTCTCCACCGGGCATATCTCCTTTCCGTTCATACCTCCCGCACGGTGATGTGCTTCATATCCTGCATCATTTTCACCTTCATGCGGTAGGTCTTGTCTTTTTTCGTAGAAGGGCCTTTTACGTCCTCCACAACCAAATGCCATGTGCCGTCCTTCCCCCGCTCCTCGTAGGAGAAGTCCGCCCGATACGTCACGGCGCGGCTTCGGTCGCCGTTGGCCGTGATGTAGCTTTCCTTCAGCGTAAATTGGGGCTGGAGCCGCAGGTCCCGGATGGCCCCGGCCTTGCTGAGCAGTGCCAGCTCGTCATACCGGGCCGCTTCCTTGCGGCTGTCAAAGGTGTGCTCCGTTCCGTTGGGCAGGGTCCGGGCGGTGGGGTGGTTGTGGTGCTTGCGCTTGCCCTCCGCCGCCGCTTCCGCTTTTCCCTTCTCCTCCGTCACGAATTGAGCCATCACCCTTGCCGTCCGGTCGATCTGCTGGGCCTGCATCTGCTGTTGTACCTGCTTCCGGTAGCGCTCCGGCAGGCTGTTCAGATCATCCAACCAAACGCTCATCGCTTTTCCTCCTGATACTTCGGGCAGTCCAAAACCTGCACCCGCTCCACCACTCCGTCCCGATCCATGCGGGATCTCCGCCGGACCTTCCAGCCGGGAACGTCCTCAAAGCGGACCTTTCCGCTTTTTTCGTCCACCCGGCTCCATTCGCATTGCCCATAGGCCAGCTTGCAGGACCAGCACTTGTGCAGACTGTTGGAGGGGTCCTCCTTCTCCGCCTTCGTACTGTATCTCCGCATACAGCTTTCCAGCGTAAAATTACCTGCCATCCCCATCGGCCTTTCCCCGGAGATAGGCCATCACCTCATCCCGGCTGCGCCGCTGGGGCCGTACCGCGTCCTTGAACCATTCCGGCGGCTTCACCGCTTCGGCTTCCGGTTTCGCTTCCGCCGCCGGCAGTGCCTTTTTCTCAGGCGCCGCCAGATTCTCCGGCTCCGGCCCGGTGCCGATGCGCTGTACCAGTGCCCGCACATCAGGCGGCAGGGCGTTGATCTCCCGTTCCCGTGTGGAAATGGCCCGATAGCTGCGCTGAAAGTTGCTGGACACTACGCTGTGCACCGTCTCCGTGTCCATCCGCGCCCATTCCCGCAGGGTGTTAGGACTGCCCACGATCCGCTGTACCACCGGCGGGAACTTCTCAAATTCCTCCTCCGCGCCGTACAGCCCGTTTCGGATGGCCCGAGCCACCAGACCCCATGCCTCTGCCTCCGTCATTTCCGGTTTTGCCGTCAGCAGGCGAAGTTTGGCCTTTACCTGTCCGATGGTGGGCGGAAAGCCCTTTTCGTCGCTTTCGATCACGCTTTTTACCGCCGCCGCCACCAGCGCCACCTCGTCATGGGCAAACATATCCGCCCACAGTTTGATGGCGTTGCGCATATCCGGCCCGGTGGTGCTGCTATAAAACCGGGGATAGGCCGCCGTCAGAATATCCATGATGATGCCTGTCTCCTGTCTGGTCATGTACGGCCCTCCTCCGCGTCCATCTCCGCTGCCAGCTCCGTCCAGCTTTTCCGGGGCTCGTCCGTCCGGGATGCCGCCGGGGCGGGCTTTCCTTTTCCGCCGTCCCGGCCTTCCCATGTAAGGAACTTCTGCTTCCAGTTCTTCACCGGGTTTCCCTTGCTGTCCCGCCACGAGCGGCCCTGTGCGTCCGGTGTGTTGAAATACTCAAAGAACCGCCGGGGGTCTACCGTGCTCTGCCGGGACGCGGCGTAGGCTTCCACCTCTTCCAGCGTGGGCGGTACGAATTTCACCGCCGTCCGCTTTCCGCTCTCCGGTGCCTTTGGTTCACTGGGGGCACCGCCCCCCATATCTTCTGAACGTAGTGAAGAAGATATATCTTCTATATCTACTTCTCTTTCTTCTTCTGAAACAGCGACTGGTAGCGACTGGTCGGCATGGCAGTCGAGCGATGTGTCAGACGATTTTTCAATCAGCCGCTTTTGGCTTGCCCGCCGCTTTGCCTGATAAATCCGGTCCCGCTCCTTCTTTTTCTCGTAAGAATCTAACGTCTGGTGCTTCCCCCAGTTCGGGATCGTGATCACATCGTCTACAATCTCGATCATGTCGAACTGCTCAAAGGTCCGAAGGGCCATCCGTACAAGGCCAATGTCCCGCCGGAAGATGGATGCCAGCATTTCATCCGTGTACGCAATGCGGTTGTTCAGAATAAACACGCCGCTGTTGTTCTGCTTCCCGGCCAGCACCAGCAATTTGAACCAGATCACAATGATGCTGTCCGCACTTGGCATGGATTCGATCATCAGAACCTTTTCATCGTCAAAAATGTCCGTGGTAATCTTGATCCACTTCACGTCACTTGCCATGGCTTCGCTTCATCCTCCCTAAATCTGCGGTACATAATCGTAGGGTTCGTCCTCTTCGGGCTGTTCCCACGGCAAAACGGCGTCCTCCTGACTGTCAAGGAATCCCGCCTTACTGCCGCTGTGTTCCATAGACTTCGCCGGTTCATGGGAGCGCGGCTTCTCACTTTCTGCCGCAAGCAGCCCCAGCACTGCCGCCATCACCGTCTGCGGGGCCACGAACTCCGCATGAAGCTCGCTCCACTCCTTCTGTTCCCCGTCACGGGTGGTGTAGCGCCGGGTTTTCCACACGCCGCACACCAGAACGGCATCCCCTTTTTCAAGGCACGCCGCCATGCGGGTCACGTCATCGTCCCCCACGGCGGACACGTTCATGAACTCGCCCTTGGCGTACTTCATGCCAAATTCCGCTTTCGGTGTCCCTTTGGCGGTGGCTCCGGTCTTGACCTCGCGAGTCACGGTGCCGGCACAGATCATGTACCGGCTCCCGTCCTCCTCCCGCGTCTTAATGGAGATCAGCACGGTTCCTCACCTCATTCCCCAAAGAAGGTGGCCGCATAGTCCATGCCCTCGTCCTGCGCCTTCTGAGTGGTCTCTGCGGTCTTTTCCACCTTTGGGGGTGTAACCATACCAGATTCGCTCTCCGCGGTCTCCTGATGGGCTTCCACAGCCGCAGGCGCGGTCTCAACCACCTCTCCGGTAGATGCCACCGTGCGCTCCGGCATAGGCATATCCGGGATCATGCCCTCGTCCTCGGCGCTGGCTTCCTCCATGAGCTGGGTCTTGACCTCCGGGGACAGGGGCGCGTAGCCGCTGTTCAGCAGCTGCCGCAGAATCGTCTTGCGGCACATCCGGTCCTGCCCGCCGTTGGGATCGTACCAAGGGGAGCCGTTCAGCAGCTTTTCCACGTCCTTGGGGTTCATTTCCCCGCTCTGCATGGCCTTGAACTTCTCATAGCTGAACGCCTTGGAGTACCGGTCCGCGTGGCGCAGGAGCCGGTCCATGGGCCAGTATTCAAAACGGAAGGTGCCATCCTTCAGCTCGTAGTAGCCGTAGTAGCCGATAATGGGCTTGCTCTGCCGCTCCTCGTCGCTCTCGTACTTGGCAAGGTTCACAATGGGCTTGCCCGTCCGGCGGCTCCGGCCCTCGATCTCGCCCTCACGGATCTCCACGCAGTCAATGTCTGCATAAAAACCCGTGGACATGGCAAGCTGAATGTAGCCCTTGTAGCCCAGAATGTACGTTGCGGTAGTCCCGTAGGGCACCACATAGTAGCCATGGCCGAAGATCAGGCCCATGCCCTCGCCCCGAAGCGCCGCCGCCACAATGGTGCTGGGTTCACAGTTTTTCAGCTGTTCGCTGGCATTCACGGCGGAGATCAGGGTGGAGGTCAGCCGCGCCGCCGCCTTGTCGCTCCGCAGAGCGCTCTGGATCATCTTCTGCATACTGGGGGCCGCGATAGCCATGGAAAACGTGGGCTTGTTGTCCCGTTGGGCCTGGGGCGCAAAGCTGTTGGTTGCTTTCATATCAAAATTCCTCCCTTATTCAGTCCGCACGGCCAAAGGCAATGCCGTTGGCCCGCATATAATCCCGCAGTCCGTTCAACTGCTCCACAGTGCCTGTCACCCGGAACGAAAGCGTAATGAGGGGCGGTTCCATTGCGGCTTTCACCGCCGCTTTTACCGGCTCCGAAACGGACGGGCTTGTCTGAATGGCTCTCGCCGCCTCCACAACGGCCTGCAACCGCTCCGCTCTGGCGACTTCATCCGCCGCCCGCGCAGCCTCGGCCTGCTGTCTGCGCTGTTCCTGTTCCGCTTTCCGCTGTTCCTCGATCTCCTTCACCCGCTTGAGCGCCTGATCCTTTTTCAGCACCGTGGGCAGATCGTGGCACTGCTTGTACTCTTCCAGCAATGTTGTCTCGAACTCGCTGTTCAGCCCGCGGATGGCGGCAATACTGCTGTCGCACTTGCTGATCGCCACCAGAATGTCCTTGTGGGCCTGTTCCTCAGAATAGGTGGCGTTGCCCCACCGCTTGTCCAGAACCGCTTCCCACGGGAGAAATTCCGCAAGTTCTCCGATGCGCTCATCAAAAAAGGCCCGGATAGCGTCCAGCTTCTCCGTGCGGCGCCGTTCGTCAAAGGCTTTGATCTGGCCGTCCAGATTGGCGGCAGATTCGTCGCACAGGGCCGTCAGTGCCTTGCACTTTTCCTCAAAGGGGGCGTAGCTGGCCAGCGCCGCAGCCTTGGCCATCTTCCGGCACTCGTCGATACGTCCCGCCACGGAGCGGATGCTGGCCCGGTACTTCTTTGCCGCGCCGATAGCCTCCTCCGTCACCACCATGCCCCGGTATGGAGCCAGATTCTCTTCCAGCCACTCCTGACACTCCGCAAAGTTGGCGGAGATGTTAAACTCCTTCAGCGGAGTAAGATCCGTGGTAATGGCAAATTCCATTGCGCTGCTCATGCGTCCGCGTCCTCCTTTTCCCCGGTGTCATAGGCCGTGATCTCCTTCAGCAGCGGCATGATCCGCTCGTCCACACGGCTCTCCGGCACGTTGATCTCCACCACCATGGCCCGCTTGTCTCCGCCCTGCGTGGGAGCCATCACCTTGTCCCCCACCGTCAGGGGCAGTGCCGTCCGGTAGGTAAATGCGTTCCCTGCGTATGCCTTGTGCAGGGGCTTATAATAGCGAATGTTTACCAGCATCATGCCTGCGCCTCCTTGTCATCGTCCTCTTCTGTGCAGGGAATGATCGACAGAAAAAGTGCCAAAACTGGGAATTTTCTGCAAATACGCTTGACCTCAAGCAATGTCCGGCGAATCAGATTCACCAGCACATTCGCGTTGGAGGTGGAAATGGCGCTGCATACCTGTGAATTCGCATCGTCCACAGCTACGCAGATAAACGCCGCAGGGGTTTTGTCCATCAAAACCTCGCCGGTTTTGATGTTCCTCACCGTGATGTGAACCTCGTTCTTTTCCATATTCATGTCTCCTCGTCTTTCTTAAATTTTTCGGAGTTGTGCGCCTTACAAAATCAAAGTCTGGGCGGGCATCGTCCCCGCCTCCACATGGTCCCAAAAGGCCGTCTCCTGTTCCAGCAGCCATTTCAGGTCCGCCTCGTGCTCCCGCCGCTCAAAGTCATAGCGGCGCAGTGTGATGTTGCCGGACAGATCATAGAGCGCCGCATAGAGCACGGCGAAGTCATACCCGGTGGCAAGCAGCTGGTGAAGGATCTGCGTGAAATAGTTCTCAGGAACCTGATCCCGCCATTTCGCCCAGTCAATCCCCCGGCTCACCGTCGAGGTTTTGATCTCCAAAATACCCTTCCGTCCGGTGTCCGTCTCCGTCAGTTCTCCATCCAGCGTGGCAAAAAGCCATGGGCGGTCGCTCTGGTAGAGAATGTCATAGGCACCGTAGTAAAGCTCGTAGCCGGGATACTGGGCCATGAAGAAGTCCCGGATGGCCGGTTCCATTCGCCGCCCCAGCTCCACGGCCTCGTTGCCGCCGAGATCAGGCGCGGCTTGCGCCCCGGTTTTCTCCTTCCACAGCGTCAGCGCCGTTTTCCATGGGCTTCGCCCAATGGCCGCCGCCGCCTCGCTGCCGCCAATGCCACGGCACCGTCCTGCCAGCCATTGTGGCCGGTCCGGGAAAGTCAGCCGTACCAACTCACCCATTTTTCAGTTCCTCCCAATACCTCATCACGGTTCTGGCATAATCGCTGTGCCCCGGATGGCCGCTGTTGTAGGCCGTCAAGGCGTTCTCTACGTCATACCGGCTCAAAAGCTCCGCCATGTAGTCGCAGGCCACCCGGAAATTTCCGAAGGGGTCCATCAGGTCTGTGACCCCCAGCCGCTCCATCCGGGCCTTGTGCCACCGGGGCTGTACCTGGCAGTAGCCCCAACTGGCTCCGCCGTCTCCCTTCACGTTCCGGTAGCCGGTCTCCTTGCGGATGATCGCCAGCATCAGCGTGTACTCCACGCCGCTTTCCTCGCAGGCCGCCCGGAGATAGCTTTGCAAGTCTCCGTCCAGTGGAACGTCATCCCGGAAATACCCGCTGCCAAACAGCGCCGCTTCGATCTTCTCGTTCTCGTAGTCCTCCTGAACCGGCGGGGCTGTCTCAGGGTCCAGTTCTTGCCAGAGGACCAGCGAAGCGTACTCCGCCGCCGGGGTATCGTCCCCGGCCAGCCGTCCCGCCGTCACGGTCGGTGCCTCCGGCTCCGGCTTCCCGGTCTCCCGCGTCAGCCACAGTGCTGCCAGAACCAGCGCCACAGCGCCCCACAGCAGCAGCGCCTTGCGAATGGCCTTCCGCCTACGCTCCGCAGCTTCCCGCCGTGCCACGCGAAGGGCGTTTTCCAAGTGGGCTTCCCATGCGGCCTCCGCCTCGTATTCCTCAAAGGTTTTCATCAAATTTCCGTCTCCTTACAGCAAAACAAAAAGCGCCGCCGAATAGACACCGGTTCCCCGGTTCCATCAGCAACGCTCTGCTCCTCTGTCCCAACGCTTAGGGACAGGCATCTCATTCACTTTTTCCATAGGCTTATTTGATCTCGTCCCGCCGGACGCGGATCACCTTCACGCCGTCCTTCACCGGGATCAGTTCCACACGGTCCCCGTGGGTCAGCGCCTTTTCAATGGCTTCCAGCGTCTTTGCGCTGATATGCGTTGGTGTCATGACCCTCTTGCTCCCTTCGTTAATAGCGGATGGCATCCCGCAGTTCCTCAATGGGAATGTCCAGTGCCCGCCCCAGCTTTAATAGCTCCTTCAGCGAAAAATCCTGCGGGGACTTCTTCCGAGACCGTAGAGTCTGCGGCGTCATGCCCGCCTTTTCCGCCATGGTGCCCACCGGCATCCCCATAGCGGCCTGTCTGCCCCACAGCAGTGAGATCAAAACCTCGTCATTGGGCTTCCGCCCCAGTTTTACCCGCGGCATCCCGCCGCCCCCTTTCGTGATTTAATACTCCATCCCCCGCTCTTTTGCCATGCGGATCACCTTCTGCTTCAGCAGCGTTTCAAAAACAGGACGTAGTTTAGGATCTCTTGCGATCACATGGAGTTTAGAAACGCCTTTGCACTCCGTAGCCGTAGCCCCGGCGTTCTTCATGCGCTTGCGAAGCCGTGTCTGCCGGGTTTCCAGATCCACATGGCCGACCCGCTCCACGTCCTCATAGAGTTCTGCCCGGAATGTCTGGTGATTCGTCTGAAACCGTTCGACTGCCGTATTGATGGCTTTCTGTGCCTTCTCCTGCCACCCATCCTCTGCCAGCATGGGCGCCGCCATTACATCCATCACGCCGTCCAAAACGGCCTGCTTCTGCTCTACGGCTTTCAGCCGCCGCTCCTGCTCCACGAGATATTGAGCCTGTGCTAAAAGCTGTTCCGCCCCACTCAAACTCTTTTTTACTCGGAAATAGCCCTTGACGAGTTCCCGTTGGACTTCCCACGCCAAATCGTCGGTGAAGGACTTCACCAGCATGAGATAGCCGGATTCTGTAATGAGGGTGACGCTCTCCGGTGTGCCGCCCTGCGGACGCTGAATACCAAGCGTCCGAATTTCGGACGGCTGGTTCAAAACAAAGAAATCTTCACCCTCGATAAAGTGTTCGCGGTTATCGTTGAACCGCTTGCGGGCCGTCCCGTCCGGTCGGCCATGCACGGCGTCAATGTCCTTAAAGGTGACAACGCGCACGCCCTTATGCTCTTTGACCGTGATCGCCACATCATTGATGGTCTGCAACTCATTCATTCTCAGGAACCTCCTTCCCGCAGGTCTCCAAGATGCACCGCTCCAACACCGGAAGGGGGACCCGGTACATCGCCGCCAGCGTGGGCCGAACCTTTTTCGCAGGTGCCCACTTTCCGGTCTCCCATTTGCTTACAACCGTCTGGCTCAGCATTAAGGCCGCAGCCACGCCCTCCTGCGTCAAAGAAACATTACGCCGCAGGTCTCTCAACGTCATTTTCTCACTTCCTCTGCTCAAAATCTCATAATTACTGTGTTTTTGCTTGACAACCTCATAAAGTGACGATACAATAAAACTGCCAGAAATATTGAAAAACGCCGCTCTATGAGGGGCCAAGCTGTTGTGCTTTGCCTGAGCACAAATATATGATACCTCGTTAATAGCGAGAAGTCAATTCAAAATCTCGTTTTTAACGAGATTTGGCATTATGAACATTTTATGAGGGTTTAAATTATGTTTTTTGACCAATATGAAATGCTTTGTCGAAAAGCAAAAAAATCGCCTAACGGTGTTGCAAAGGAACTCGGTTTTTCGTCATCATCCGTTACACAATGGAAAAACGGAGCCGCTCCGCGTGAAGATACGCTGAGTCTGATTTGCAAGTATTTTGATGTTAAACGCGGTTACATTCTTGGCTACACGCTGGATGCTCAAGTTGACATGACCAAATACAGGATCGAAAAACTCACAAAAAAGTGGGCTAAATGCAAAGACGAGGATGAACGGCAGGATCTTGCCGTGGAGATCGACGGCCTGCGGGAATCCCTTCATGACCTGACCTTTATTCAGACCATCGAGGCTGCGGCTGACCGTCAGGCCAAAAAAAATACCCGCCCCGCCAAAAGCGGGACGGGCAGTGGCTACGCAAAAGCCATCTATGAATTTGTCGATTCCTGCGGAGAGGATCAGTTATCCGACCTCGCGCAGTACGTTGAGTTTTTAAAAAGCCGTCAGGGGAAGCCCACTACCTAATTTCCGGTTTCCAGCGGTGCGCCGAACACCCCGCATTGAATAGCTTCCCACAGCTTTTTCATGCTTTCATCCGACAGTCCTTTGATCTGGTGTTTCAATTCATCACGGAGACCCGCGTCGGTATGAAAGTCCGCTCCTGTTGATTCCATTTCTACACATACAAGTCCTTTCTCCCCATCCTTTCCGTTTTTTCTTCCGCCCCCCTGAAGCTGTGATGGAGAGCCGCCGCCCCAGCCACGAAAGCGGCGGCCCATAGCAGACCCGCCGCTTGGGGGTGCGGTAGGTCTGCTTTTATCGTACCATCAAAGCCTCAAGTTTGATAGTCTTAATACACACGATTTCGGTGTTGATACACACAATTCCAGTTGCTCTTTCGCACATTTTGTCAATTTTCAACAAGGAGGTGCTCTATGTATGCTGTCATTGATTGATCAGTGCCGCGCTGCAAAAGAAGAAAAACACATCACCAACAAGGATATCGCGGACGGCAGCGGAGTTCCTCTCAACACGGTAAACAATATGTTCCGTGCCACCACCCATTCCCCTACATTGGAAACTCTCGGCCCCATCTGCGTTTTTCTCGGAATTTCCATTGACCAGTTTTTGGGGATGGAACCAACGGAAGATTCTCCGCCCCCGGAAACCGTTGAGGAAATCGTAAGCCGGGAGCTGGACGTCTACCGTCAGGAGATCAACGGCCTGAACGCCCAGAACGAACTTCTCCGGGAATTTGTGGAACGTCAGTCCCACGGCATCCGCAACCGGGACCGTCTTTTGCGATGGCTGCTGGTCCTTCTGATCTTCGCCTTGGCTTACGCCGCATATCTGGACTTGCACTGTCTAAACTTCGGTTTCTTTCACGGCTGATGATACACACGGGAGGTGTGCGCATGAAATGCAAAAACTGTAAGCGCGTCATTGACGATGATTCTATCTTCTGCAAATGGTGCGGCGAACGCCAGATCAGGGAGCGCAAAAAGAAGGACGAGATCAAAGTCCCCTCCCCACGTCAGTTGAAGTCCGGCAAGTGGAATATAGAACTGCGGGCCGAAGGGCAGAGTATCACGGAGGATACCGCCGCTCTCTGCGAAGCCAAGGCCCGCGCCATCCGCGCCGGCTTTCTGGAAGCTAAAAAGGACGCAAAATGCAGTCTCACGCTTCTTCAGGCAATCGACAGTTATTTGGAGAAAAATCAATCTCTATCCCCGTCAACGATTCGTGGATATGAGTGTATCAAAAAGAATCGCTTCCCCGGAAAGATCAACGCCAAAATACAAGACCTTTCAAACTGGCAGCAGGAGATCGACGAGGCCAGTGAAACCCTGTCCCCTAAAACGGTGTATAATTCATGGGGCCTTGTTTGCACCGTGATGCGGGATAATCACATCGCTCCGCCGGAAGTCCGGCTCCCTCAACGCATAAAAAAAGACCTTCCCTGGCTGACCTACCAGCAGATTCTTGTTTTTGTGGACGCTGTGAGCGGCAGCCGGTTTGAAGCGGGCGCGCTGCTGGCCCTTCACAGCCTCCGCCGTTCTGAGATATTCGGCCTTTCCTGGGAAAATATAGACTTGAAGAAAAAGCGAATCACCGTTCAGGGCGCACGGGTAATGGATAAAAACGGAAACTTCGTGTACAAAAAGACCAACAAAAACGTTTCGTCTCAACGCACGATCCAAATTATGATCCCCGCCCTTTACGAGCTGCTTTCGCAGCGGAAAAGCGCCGGCCTTCCCATTCTGGATTGTACTGAAAATTCTTTGCGCGGCGGCATCAACCTGATCTGCAAAAAGAATGACCTTCCTGAGTGCGGTGTTCACGGTCTCCGCCGCTCCTTTGCCTCCCTCGGTTTCCATCTTGGGCTAAGCGAATTGGAAGTACAAGAAATCGGTGGATGGAGCGATCATAACACCGTTCATAAGATTTATCTCAAACTCGCCAGAGAGGACCGTCTCAACGCCGAAAACAAAATGGAGCGGTTTTACAAAAATCGAGGCGATGACCCCGCTCCGGACGAAGAACAGCTTCCTGACCAAACGACTCGCGCATCCGCCTGACTTTCCCATGTCCCCCACCGCCAAGCCTCGCGTTTTACGAACGATTTTACGAACGTCGCAAAACGCTCCTTCATTTTCAACGGTTATAGCCATTTATTAGTGGGTTCGACTCCCGCCACTCGGACCAACCCCACAATCCTTGTGATTGTGGGGTTTTCCTTATATTTCAACGGGTTCAGCCGTTTTTGGATGGCAAAAATATTTTCCATTACGTCAATAAAAATACCAAATGCAAGGCGTTTTATCTTCAATTTTACGAACGGTTTTACGAACGGAAAACCCCCGCTTCAAAAGTGAGGGTTCTTCGTTTGCATTATTTGGCTTGCACGTCATCTACATAGCACCAGCTCTGGGGCGGACGACCGATAACCCGGCCATCACAGCCCATTTTTGTGTAATTGTAATAAGGGCAGGCACAGCAATCGGCATCAACTCTACATAGCGTCTTGAACTCGCTCAATTCTTTCGGCGTATCATAAATGCGCAGGTCGGAAATATGCCAGCCGTAGCCCTGGCAATGTCCAAGATAGCCGTGCAACTCATCGTCTGTCATAGCCATACACAGGCCACACTTTTCTTCGGCAGCTTGCTTGTAAACGGATAGTCTCCCAAACTTAAAAAGAAAATCCGTACTATCCTTGTCAATCTTGTAAATCCGGTCACAGGTAAACTCCCCAATGACCTTGCCGCCGCCGTAAAACTGTGGCATTGGATAGTCCGTCGCAATGAAATCCTCGTGCGGATATTTTGGCAGCGTGCAGTAGATATAGCACTTAAACGGCGTTTCCAGCTTTGGCTTGGTCTTTCGGACCTCGATGGTTTTCTCACCATTGACGATCTTCTCGCACCACTTCGGGCGGATGCTGATAAGCACGGCTTTACTCATGCTCTTGCCTCCATCTTCTCCAAAAACTCATCGATCCGGCCCTGGTCTGCCACAACAACCTCTTTCCCGATTTTCTCGGCGTAGGCCCGCTCTAACCGTGCGCCGTCGCTCTCACGCCAGTCCGGCAGCAGAACCACACAGTCCGCACAGTCGATCATGGAAAAGCAGATACGCATATAATCGCCCTGTTCCATGCCGGATGGGAGGTTTGCCGGATTCAGGACGCAATGTCCCATGGCAGTGAGGGCTTGCTCTGCCTTGGCGAACTTCTCCCGGTAGTTCGCATCCCCAGTGATCTTACCGGCAACATACACGCGCAGGTGCGCCCCGACCTGCATATCAAACGCCCGCTTCGCGGTCCGCTGCTTGCTTACAACTCTGATGTACTCAATCATCCTTACTCTCCTTTGCATCCCGCATACGCAGTTCATTGACGGCATCCACAAGCTCATTCAGTTTCCACAATATAGCTGTTTCGTCTGTGTAAATTAGTTTGTCGATCTTTGGAACTTGCACTGACTGGGGAACTTGAACTGCCTGGGCAAAAGTATACTGGCCAATGCGTTTGTAACCCGGAAACCCTTTCTCATACTCGTAAGCTGTGATGTAATCGCCGTTGCCGTCCGTATATAGGACGAAAGGTTCGTAGAAACCGCGCGCCTTGCACTGCTCACATTGGCAGATGGACTGGATATAACCGACCCGACCAGTAGCATCTTCAACATAGTCCCCGACACGAAAATCATACTTCATCAAAAATTCCCCCTTTAATTCAAAAAATCATCTGACACAAAGAAAACCCGCACTGGAACGCCGCGCCGGTCAGCAGCAGCATCAGAAACGCCAGCGCGCCCTTGTCCCATTCTTTGCAGATGCCGTAACAGGCCCACCCGTAAAGACAGATCGGAATAAATAGCAGAATCGCCAGTTTAGCCATTTTTATTTCCTGCTCCCATCTCCGGCCGCGTCAGCGGACGGTACACCGTCTGAATATCATTCTTCCATGGCGTCAGCCAGACGCACCACATCACGTCCATCAGCGGACTTCCCTTCTCTCCTGGCATCCGCTTCTTGAAAAAGAAATCCGGGCGCCACGTCAGCGGCAGAATGTAGCTGGGCGGGATCTCGTCAAACAGCTTCCGCCGGCACGTTGCGTTCCAATACTGTGACTTGAGAAGGAACGCAAAAGGCTTGCCCAGCTCCGCCGCTCTGCGGATAAATGCCTCCGCCAGCGAGAAAGGCGGGTTCGTGATGATCCAATCAGCCGCGTCAATGCCGGACTTCAAGAAGTCCGTCCCATCCAGAATGTCCGTAGCATAGACGGTCTCAAAGTAGGTCTGAAGCACACCGGCCATATCGCCCTCTCCCGTTGCCGGTTCCCACACGGACGTTGTGCGCGGAAGATTCAAAAAGCGCATAAGCGCCACCGTTACATCCGGCGGCGTGGGATAGAAGTCTGACTGACTCCGCCCATACGCACTGTTCCCGCCAGCTATCCTGCTTGCATTCAAACTATCCATATTCAACCTCCCGTAAACAAACTGATCTGCGCCGTGTGTTCCGCAAAGCGCTTTTCCTGCGCCTGAAAATAGTGAGGGTCGATCTCACACCCAACAAAATCAAAGCCAAGATCATAGGCGGCTATGCGGCTGCTGCCGCTGCCTAAGTGGGTGTCCAGTATCTTGTCCCCCGGCTTTGCGTACTTCTGCAAAATCCATGTGTATAACGCCACCGGCTTCTGCGTCGGGTGGATGCGCTTCTCGTTCAGCGACTTATTCCCCTGCTGGACTGTCCCCTCTGCGATACTCTTCCCCTGGAACATCCCATTCCACATATAGCGGAATAGACGGACGCTTTCAAAGCAGTTCGTCGCCGCAATTTCGCAATCGCTGAAGCTGCTCTCCCCATTGCACTTGTCCCACACGATTCGCCCGTGAGAAAACACGAAATCAAAGTAGTTGCAGCCCCATACGATATAATGCTTTGACACTCTGTCCAATTCAGCAAAAAATTCTGCGTCAGGTATATCCCATTTGGGGGACACAGGGTAATCCCGTTTCACCCCAATGGGGCTGATCTTACAGCCATAATAGCCACGCCGTTCCGGACCGCTAAAATATGGAGGGTCTACCACGGCCAGATCAAACGCCTTGTCCTGCAGCGCCCGCATATACTCCATGCAGTCCATGTTATAGGCTACGTTCAATCCTTTTTCCCTCCCTTGATAACAGTAAATGCCATGCGGCGCTTGACCGCCACACGAGCCTCCTTCTGCTTCATCTGTTCCAGATGCTCTTTATACTTCGCCGGTAGGCGAAATTTTTCACACGATTTTCGCCATTGGCTCCGCTTCGTATAGTCCCCATCGAACCACTCGCACTCATCACAGCAATAGCAGATGTCCTCCACGTCCTCGATCTCCCCCGGCGTGAAGTATGCGCTGAATAACTCGCAGTTATAGAGGCAGTTGTTGCAGACACACCCATAACAGCTCATTTCGCATCTCCATCAGCCGGAACGTTCTTATCCGCAAAATAAAGATGTCCTCCGCCGATTTCTCTGATAAGCATGTCAAACTGCCAGTGCATAAAGACTTGCTTATGAACCGTCCTCCCATGCCAGAAAAAATACTGCGTCTCCGGGGGACGCAAAAAGTCCTCAATGCTCTTGACCTGCGCCCCCTGTCTGTATTTCCGCGTGTATGCCATGTCTCTCGACCTCCTACTGCTTTACGTCTCAAGGCCAATTTCTGTGATCTTCATTCCGATGACAATTTCTGTTTTATCGAAAATCACATCTTCGCACGTTCCACCAAACCGCAAAACTCCATTTACCTCAACGAAGCCTTCCGGGTCCCACTTGATAGACTTGACAATACCAATCCTTTTAGAAGTACCGTCTGCCCGAAACTGAATGACCGGGACGTTCGTATCCCCCTTGCAGGAATTTTTAATAGCATCAATCGTATAAACAACACCGTTCGCATCCCGGAAGCGGGGGGCGTGGTCGCAACCACCTCTATCGTAATTCTCAGAAACAGGAAATCTCGCGTGAAATTCAACTGGTGTACATCTCATAAATCTGACCTCCCATTCTGCCGACCGCGGAGAATTTCAATACAATCAAAGTCAGCCGTAGCGGCTTCAATGTTCATTGCCGAGAGAATCATCTGAAGTTCGTCCACAAGATACTTCTGTTCTCTAATGTCACTATAGGCAAACCGTCGGATGTAGTTTCCCACCGTAACGGGCGTTGGGATATTCTTTCCCATCTGGTTTGCGAGCCGCTGTATCTCACGCCCCATTTGATAGGTTCTCACAACAATGGGGAACCCAGTCCTTTCAGACATTTCGATAAGCATGGTTGTTTTACCGCTCCGCCTCTCACCAACGTAAATTGTGCTCATTGGAAATCATCCTTTCAACTATCAGTTATAACAGCTCTCGTCTCAGCAGACCCTTTCCCACACCGCTTGCGCCCCTTCTTTAGAGATGCTGCCGTGCGGCTTTTCGGAAAGGTCAGGTATCGGGGGTTCGCGTAGCGGAGGACATGGTACAGTCTATCCAGCCCACAATTGATCGTCCTGCTGACTGTTGCCGTGGCTACCCCCAACTCTTGACCGATATCCTTCATGCTCATGCCATAAATGAAAAACATCTCCATATACTTCCTCTGTGTATCCGTCAGTTCTTCGTCCATCGCCACCCGCAAGGCGTTTAGCGTATGGGCATGGAAATCCGCTTCTTCAGCAAACTCCCCTTGCAGCCACGCCGCATACTGGCTCTTGTCTCCCCAAAACTCAAACAATGACACACAGCGCTCAGAACTCCCGCTTGGCATTCACGCTCACCTCCATTGCCATGGCTTCACCAAAGTTCTCCTATCTTTAGCATAGCAACCCTCTCCAATAGGGTTTTTGCACACCCGCTTCACCTACCGCCTACCAGCACGTCACCTACCGACCGCCTGCGCCCCGCCCGCGCCGCGCAACCTAAGTACGTATTCCCCACATAAGCGAAGCGTTTTTATAAAAATTTTTTTGGACCCCTTTTTGACTTTTCCGTTTTTTGCCCCCGGTTTTCTAAACTACCCCCCTAAAGGGGGAGGAAAGGGCGACGGGGATGAGAACGTGGGGGGAGGGGGAAGAGTTGTGGAGAGATTCTGCGCCGATCCGGTGGCCAGGTCTGTAAACCACCCCCCCACCAAGCCGGGGCCGTGGTCAGCTGTTCAGCTGGTCAGCCGGTGCCATTGGAGCGGAGGCGGGGCCGCTGGGCGGGCCTCGGGGAGGGTCAAAACCTGTTGCAAATGCCTAAACTGTTGCCATAATAAGCAATTATGGCAACAGTTACCGCCTTTTTTGGTGGTAAATGCAACAGTAGCCCATGCCGCCATTGTGCAACATGACGAAAGACGGCGAGAGGTTGGGCCGCTGCCGGTTCTCTGGCCCTCGGTGCCGGTGGTGGTGGCCGTCCTCCGATGGTCGGCGGCTGCCCCGCTGACGGTTCCCGGTCTGGCATGGTCGGCGGTGGCCGTGGAGGTCGGGCCGATGCAATCAGCCGGAACAGACCGCCGCGGGTGACTCCTCCACCCCTCCCCCTTTTTCCCTTGTCCATTGCTTCCGGTCCTGCGGGAGTGCTCCGCGCTTTTCTTCATTAGGGTAAAGCGTCCGGGGGTTTCCGGGGGTACGTTTTAGGGTACTCTAATCAAGCGCGCACGCAATAAACGCGCCCGCGCGCATAGGGGTTAAAAATAGCCCTCTGGCATGGCCCAGGATGCAAGCGGCTGCGCGGCGTGGGTCTGTGGTGCGGTGCTGGGCTGTATCGCTCAGAGGGCACGAGAAAAGCCCGCGGGGGCTTCCCTGCGGGCTGTGGCGGTTGGGTGTATTAGATCAAAAACAGTTCGCCGTTGATCTCAAGGCTGACGGCCTCTTGTTTCATCTCGCATTTGATCTTCCGGCAAATAGCGACGATCTCGGCGCCGTGGCGCTCGATGTCCTCCGCTGCGGCGTTGCTGTAAACGATGGCCACGGCCTCGCCCACGAGTCCGGCGGACTGGCTCACCCAGTAGCCGCGGGCCTCGGTGGCGGTGGCTCCGCCAAACATGGCGGACAGCTTCGCGGCGACTTCCTCCACCTGCTGCCGGTTGTCGGTGGGGTGGTCGGTGTCGGTGGTGCTGGGCACGTAGATAGCGACGCGGGAGTCCAGGCGGACGACGCCGGGGATCGTGTCAAAAAAGCTCTTTTTCATTTCGTGTTCCTCCTCTTCCTTATGCGGTCGCCCGTGTGCGGCGGTTGATTTCTGCGAGTGCTGCCCTTACTGCGGTTTCATCTTCGGCGTATGCCGTGCCGGAGATCGTCCCGCAGGCCCTCCGGTATGCTGCCCGGTCATCAGCCCAGGCGATCAGCTCGCGGAGCTTGTCCATACTCATTTTGCTGTAATCCATTTTGTAATCCTTTCCGGCCCGGTGGGCCTCCGTGGTTTTCCTCTGTTTTCATTTACCATTATATATGGGTAAACCCCATATTTCAATAGTCAATTCCTACAAAAGTAAACCCCCATATTTTGTATAATATTTATGGGGTAAACCCCTTGTTTTTCTGTGCCCGCCTCGCCTATAATAATAGATGTCAAAAGGACAGCACCAAACCACCGGACCGGCGGCCGCTCCGCCGGGGAAAGGATGTAAAAATGTCGGATTTATTGGAAAGGTACGAGGCCCAATATGGCCCCGTTGCAAGTACCTACCTTTACACGCTGGGCGGTGATCCTGCCGCCATCGTGGCGGAGATAGAGCGCACCCAGGCAGCGCCGGAGGCGGACCCGCTCGCGTTTCTGGCTCCGCTGATGCCCACCACCCCGGAACAGGACGCACACAACGCCATCATGTGCGAGATCCAGCGGCTCTATTTTCTGCCGATCTCCCGCGCTTCCGCTCTGGCCGTGTGTAACGTGCTCGGCGAGGCCGGCGAGCTGATCCCCTTCCCCGGCCTGCCGGATTTCCGCTTTAATGCCTGGACGTTTAAAAACGCCTGGAACGAGGCCCACCCGGACGAGGCACGGATCACCGTTAACGGTGCCGCCATGCTGAGCATCTAACCACCACCAGAACAGCGACCCGGAAAAACTCCGGGCCGCTCCACCCTATGAAAGCGAGGTAAAACCATGCCCAGACCCAGAACCAGCGCCACCAGAACAGACGCCCAAAGACGGGCGGAAAACAAGTATAAAAACAAGGCGCAAATTGTGCTTGCCTGCCGGATGGACCGCCAGACGGGGGAACGCTATAAGGCCCTTTGCGCCGAACGCGGCACCACGCCCAACGCCGAAATCAAAGCCTTTATTTTGTCCCAGCTTGGCGAACAGCCCGCCGACTAACCCCAAAACGCAGAACAGCGACCCGGAAAAACTCCGGGCCGCTGCTTTTTTATGCCTTTTTTCAATCCGTCACGCGTTCGCCATTGGGCAAAATAAAAGATGTTTCAAACCCACAGCCAACGGCCCCGGCAACGTCCTTTAAATCCGCAGGGGTAAACCCCTCCCGCTTCATCTTCTGTGAAAACGCCTGCGGGCTGCTCCCGCAACGCCTCGCCAACTCTGAAACGCTGATCCCCAGCTTTACGCATAAAATCTTGATCTGCTCCGATGTCGGCACAATATCACCCCTTTTCGCTTTTTAATATAAACGTTCCCGTTTGCATTGTCAACTACGATTCTTTCAAAATAAACGGTAAAGTTTAAATTTACCTATTGACATTATAAACATTATCGTTTATACTATAAACATCAATAGAAGAAAGCGAAACCGACAGGAGGCCGCAATCATGAGTTTTCCCCTTTTCATCCTCGTTCTGGGCGCTGGCACTTTCGCCCGCCTGATGTTCCGCGTGGTGGATCTCATCGAGGGCCGCCGATAAATCAAAATCAAGGAGGATCACAAAATGACCACTTATAAAACCCGCAAAGCCGCCGCCCGTGATGCGGCGATCATGGCCCAGCAGGAAGCCGCCGAAAAGGTGCAAACCTGGGAAGAAGTCGCAGAGACCGCCGATCGTCTGGAACGGCTGGCCCGCCGTTTCGGTCTCCTGCGGGAGTTCCGGGAAAACGGCCTTATTTGAACAGAGAAGGAGGATCACCCCATGTTTAACAGTCTTTACCATGCCGAGATCGGCGGCGGCTACACCCTCCGCCGGAAAGTCATTATCAACGCCGCAGACCTGCGGCCCCTGGGCGGTCAAATTGAGGTTGCCGCCATCATCGAGAACGGCGACGAGCTGAACAGCACCACCGTTACAACGGAGGCCGCCGCGCTGGCCGCGTTTCATTCCATGGTCCAGCAGTACGCCGAACCCCTGCAAAAAGCCGTGGACGCTGCCGGACTGGTTCCGGGCCGGAAATATACCCTTGTGTATCTCTCCGAGTTCGGTTTCCCCATCGCGGAGAAAATCACCTTTCACGGCTGCACCCTCACCACCTACGCCCAGTACGCCGACGTTGTGCGCCTGACCTACACCCCATACCGCAAGCGCTCCACCCGTGGCCGGCTGTTTTGCGGTTCGTCCTCCCTGCTGATCTTCAACGGCTGGCAGGAGCTGCCGGAAACCGCCACACATGAAACCCTGAAGGAGGACGAGAAAGTCAAGATCACCCGCAGCAGATACGAAAGCTTTTCCTCTTCCTACATTGAGGATGCCGCCGCCCTGCTGAAGGACCCGGTTATGATCTTCAAGCGCTACCAGACCGGCGCCAACGGCAAAGTTTACGCCTGAACAGCACCCCCGGACACCTTGGAGCCGCCGCACCGGGCAAAGCGACGGCACCCCAGAAAGCCAAAATCTACACATTCAAAACACATTTCAGGAGGATTTTACTATGACTGACAAGAACAACCGCACCATGAAAACCGGCGACGTGGTGGAGACCACCGGCGCATACTTCAAGAATGACAACGGCCTTTACTTCGTCGAGCACACCCCCGGCGATCCGAATTGGAGCGGCCGGGATCACTGCCTCCGGCGCATCAAGCGCAACGGCGAGTTGAGCACCGCAAAAGATAATATTTGCTTCTGGCCCATTCACGCCTTCGTGAACAGCCGGGACAAGCGGGCCGCCGCGAACCAGTGGAACCAGGAGCACGCGGAAATCGAAATCAAGACCTTCCCACACACAGAACACATTGCGAAATTCTTCGCAGCCGAGGCGGACAGCCTGGACGCAACGATCAAGCGCTATACATGGGACTTTGGCGAGGACTGCCAGACCGTCAAGGATACGAAAGAAACGCAAGCCTTTTACCGTTCCGTTGCGGACGGCCTGCGGACTGAACAGCCCACCGCCGCCACCGAACAGCCCAGCGCAGCCGCCACCGAACAGCCCGAACAGCAGACCCCCGCCACCGGCGCAGGCGCAGAAGCACCCGCAGAACAGCCGGAGGCCACCACCGCAGAACAGGCAGAACAGGCAGAACAGCCCACCCCGGAAAATCGGCCTGAAACGGTCCCGCCTTATGGTTCCATCGACGAGGAAACCGCCCGGAACGCCCACTATTGCGTCCACATGGGTGACTACAAACCCGGCAGCGCCACGGCCAGTTATCGAAATTCCGTGAACAAAGCCGCCCAGATGGTAGAACAGCAGAAGGCCCGCGTCAGCGCTTTTTACCATGACAAGCTGGATGCCCTGCTGAACAGCTACGCCCGCCGCCTTGCCCAGTGGACGAACGATTATAACCGCAACCAGGCCAGCTATCCCAGCCAGTTTATCGCCGGGGCGGGAAACTACAACATGAAAAAGCACAACCGCCAAATGGCGCGGGAGGACTCCCTGTGGGAGGAATACCGGCAGATTGAGGCGATTCTGGACAAGATCCGCAGCATCGGCACCGGCCCGGTAGACCTTGCCGACCCACACGCCCGCGAAATGCTCACCGAGCGCCTGAACAGCCAACGCCAGATGTTGGAGGACGCCAAAACCGCCAACGCCTATTACCGCAAGCACAAAACGCTGGAAGGCTGCCCCGGTCTCAGCGAGAAAAACCGCGCATGGCTGACCCGCCCCGGTGTGTTCGCCTCCGGTGACGGCTCCCCCATCTCCCAGTACGGCTCCCCCTTCCCCGCTTACGAGCTGGCCAGCATCCGGGGCAAGATCGAGCGGACAGAACAGCGACTCGCGGAGCTTGACCGCAGAGAACAGCAGGCCGCCGAGCCTCAGACCGGCACCTCCTTTGACGGCGGCCAGATCGTCCGCAATATCGACCTGAACAGACTCCAAATCCGCTTTGACGCCATCCCCGACGCCGACACCCGCGCCGCCCTGAAGCAAAACGGCTTCCGCTGGTCTCCGAAAAATCAGGCATGGCAGCGCCAACTCACCGACAACGCCGAACGCGCCGCCCGTCAGGTCCTCCGCCTTGCCTGAACAGCGGCAAAAACCCCATTGGCACACCATGCTACAATGAAATTAAGAACTGAACAGCCCGCCCCGGAGGTCACGAGGGCATGAAAGGACAACCCCATGTTTATGGTTTACTTCAAAGGCCCCAGGGACAAACAGCATAAGCCCATGAGCCTGAACACCGGCGAGCTGTTTAATCGTCTCGTTTATGCGCCCGTCTACAATGACGATCTTCTCCCCGCCGTGAAGTCATGGATCGACCTGAACAAGAAGAACGCCCCGGATTGTTCGATCCAGTGCCGCGTCCCCGGCACCTCGAAGATCCTATACGCCTGAACAGCCGCACAGAAAGGACAACGCCATGTACTTTCTCGAAAATTACCGCGGCTTTGGCGTATACCTGACTGGATCGGGATATATCGCCCGTAACCGCAAAAGAATTTTAACAGCAAAGACCTACGCCGAAATGATCCAGTGCATCAACCTCTGGACCTGCTGTTGAAAGGAGCGCAACCATGAAAACCGCCGGATATTGGGAGTGCAGAAACGAGATCATCGCCGCGCGCCTCCCCACCCCGCACAAGTACGAACCGTTTACCGAGCTTTTCAACGTGGACAAGCTCGACGCCATCCGCGACAAATACGGCGTTGACCTTTACCGCGAGTGCTACGCAGACGTAGCCCGCGAGGTCATGGCCACCGCAAGAAATGAACAGAAAGGAGCACATACCCATGATTAACACTGAACAGACCCTCACCCGCGTTTTGCAGATCGTCCACGCACTGGACGAGGACGAAACCGCCATTTATAACGCCGTCAGCAAGAACCCCTACGAATGGGAAAGCGCCGTCGGCCCCATCCCCCAGCTGTATTTCTTAGAACAGGATCTCCGCCGCACGTTGGCGGAGGAAGCCGCCACAAAGTCTGGGCGCCGCTCCGCCTTTTTCGCCGCCCGCCGCATCTGCGACGCAGCCGTGGCTAAGAACAGCACCCGCCCCGCTTCACAGGGTTTCTGGATCGACGAGGAAGGCAAGCAGTGCGTCTGCGACGGCTTCCGCGGCTTCCGCCTGAACAGCCCTATGGAGCTGACCGCCGCGCCGGAACTCAGCGCCGACGGTTCCCGATTCAACCTGGCGCAGATCATAGCCCCCACCCGCAAGAACACCCTGCGTCTCACGCTCCCCTCCGTGACGGAGGTTCGGGCGAAAATCAAGACGGACCGTGCGGAATGGGCTGCCAAGCGCCACCGCAAGGGCGAAACCTTCTCCCCTTATTACGATTTCGGCCCCGGTCTCCCCAGAGTCAACCCAAACTATCTGATCGACTTCCTTCAGCTTTTCCCCGACGGCGAGGCGTTTGCCTCTGAACAGAAGCCCTATATCACCCCCATCTATTTCCGGTCCGCAGACGGCGAGGGCATCCTCTGCCCCTGCCGCAAGGCCGCCGAAGCCGCCGCCTGAACAGCGGCGCAGGAAAGGACATTTTTATGATCGCATATCTGGAAACGCAAAATCGCTACGGCGAGAAAGAACTCTGTGCGCTTGCCGATGGCGTTGAAATCGCCAGAATCACGAAAACCGAAAACATGGGGAAGCCGCAATATCGCGTCGGTATTACATGGGAGCGTGAGCGATCGGAGTTTTTAGGACGCGCCGCCACCATTGCCGGAGCCAAAAAGCTGATCCGGCAGTGGGGTGAACAGAACCTCACTGAGGTTTCCCAGCGGCCCGCCGGGCAGGATGTGAAGCGTCTCCCTCAGTTTTCCGACACCGGTTTTTACCCCACGCCATCCAAACTGGCTGGGCGGATGTTGGCAGGCGTCCACTGGAAGGATGTTACCGCGATTTTGGAGCCGTCAGCCGGAAAGGGTGATTTGGCGGATGCCGCCCGGAAATTCGTCGAGGATTACCACAATGACCGGAAGGTCTGCGTAGACAAGCGGGAACCGTATATCGACTGCGTAGAGATTGACCCTGATCTTGCCCTTATCCTGAAGGGCAAAGGCTATCCCGTGGTCTCCGATGATTTCCTGACCTTCCATACATTCAAGCAGTATGACCTGATCCTCATGAACCCGCCCTTTGAGAACGGAGATGAACACCTGCTCAAAGCCTTGTCGCTTATGGAACGCGGCGGCCAGATTGTTTGTCTGTTGAATGCGGAAACCATCCGAAACCCCTACACCAACCGCCGAAAGGTCCTGCGTCAGAAGCTCTCAGAGTACAATGCAAAAATCGAATTTATCGAAAACGCGTTTGCCCACGCCCAGCGGAAAACCAATGTGGAAATCGCCATGATCTTCGTTGACATTCCCTACCCAAAGCCGGAGTCCGATATTTTTGAGCATTTAAAGCGTTCTCGTGAAGAAAAATACACCGCTGCGGATGGCCCAACCGCCTTGGCGTCTGCCGACTGGCTGCAAAACATGATCGACGGGTTCCAGTTTGAGGCAGAGCTGGGGAATAAGCTGATCCGGGAATATCAAGGTCTCTGTCCCTACCTGATGAATGGCAGCACCACCTATGAAAAGCCGCTCCTGGAACTCACTTGCACGGAAAGGGGACGCGGAAATGACGCCGGACTTCCTAACGTCTATCTCCGGGCACTTCGCGGCAAGTATTGGCGTACTCTGCTGTCCCGCCCGGAACTCACTGGCAAAATGACCTCCGCCATGCGGCAGGACTATCAGGAAAAAATCGAAACCCTCTCCGCCTATGACTTTAGCCGGTACAATATCGAAACCGTCATGCGCGAGATCGCCCACCAGCTTACACAAGGCGTGGAAGAATCCATTCTGAATCTCTTTGAGACCTTCACGGCGAAACACGCCTGGTATCCTGAGTGTGCCAACAACATCCATTATTACAATGGCTGGGCCACCAACAAGGCCCACAAAATCGGCATGAAGGTGATCGTCCCGGCTTCCGGCTGCTATGCCGACTCATGGCGCGACGAAAAGCTGGACACATACCGGGTCAATTCCATGATCTCCGACTTGGAGCGCGCTATGAACTATCTGGACCGTGGCGAAACTTACTGCCATATCCCGGTAGACGGGGCTGTTCGCCTCGCAAATGGCGTCAACAGCAATAAGGCGTCCTTCACTTATTTTGACTGCGTTTTCTATAAGAAAGGCACTTGCCATATCAAGTTCAAGCCTAACGCAGTTCGTATCATTGACCGCCTGAATATCTTTGCCGGTCAGCACAAAAACTGGCTTCCCCCTGTCTATGGAAAGAAGCATTATCAGGACATGACACCGGAGGAACAGGCAGTGATCGACGAGTTCCAGGGCGAAGCAGCTTACGAGTCCGTATTGTCTGATCCGTCTATGCTGATCTCCGCCGGGGACATTGCCCTCGCCGCCCTTCCGTCCTCCAATCCATGAAAGGAACCGCCCCAGTTTTAGTCCCAGAAGTCCTAAATGTGCAAAAACCCTATTGGAGGGGTATCGTATAATAAAATCAAGGGCGAGATAGACGCCGCCCTTGCTTTCCATCTTTCTATCTTCCCTCACGCACGGCGGCTGCCGGCCTACCCAACGGCAGCCGCCAAACTCCAAAACAGTATGGGCGAAAATCGTGCGGACACGGCGCAGACTCACACCCTGCGCGAACAGGGTTTTTGGCTTGTCCTCTGTTCTCCCGGTTCAACTCCGGTTTCGCTCACCAGCGGCGCGGATGCCGCACGTAGTATTCTCCTACCTTCCAAGCGTGGCCCGTAAGTACACGCTCGCCGTTCTCGGAGCGGTGCCCCGGTGCAACCCCGGCAGGGCAGCAACGCGGATATAGTTCATCGGCAGAACGGCGGCTTCCCAAGCCGCGAAGGTGGGTTCGATTCCCATTATCCGCTCCAAGGGCGCACGAGCGCCCTACATGGATCGCGAAGCCTCCTGAATGTGTATGACAGCCCGGAAAGACGGGCCGCCACATCACCCGCCATGGCGCAAACAAGGCGGGATCACGCAGACGTCCAACCGGTACTTCTGTCCTTTCCACCGGGAGCCGGGGACCTCTCCGGCCGTCTGCACCAATTTTCCGTGGACACCGCAAGTGAACAGCGTTTTAGCGGGATAGTCGGATGGGTGATGCGAAGTCCTGAAGTAAGCCCCTCAAGTGTCGATGTTGTAATTGCGCCTATGATCCTCTGGCTAAAGCGGCACACGGATAGGATTTGACAGCCGGGAAAGACCGGCACCTATATGCAGACGTAGCTCAGTAGGCAGAGCACCGCGCCAGGAGGTATGCGCTGGTTCAAGTCCAGCCGTCTGCACCACATCCAGCGCCGTGAGAAGTACAATCACAAACGGGTTGCCCGGAGATGGGCGCGGCAGGGCAACAGAAACGTGTACCTATGGGGGCCAACCGCAGGCAGCCGACACGCAGCGGTGACAGTCTGGAAAGACAGACAAACATAGGGGCGAATGTTCCAAGGCTGGCGAGGCGGTCTCCAAAACCGCTTGGGTGGGTTCGATTCCCAACCGTCCCTGCCAGATGCCGGGTCGCACCCGGATGATGTGAGAGTACGCAGAACGCCTCACAGAGAATGACAATGCCTGCTGAAAACTGCGCGTGGGGATGCGTCCCCCTTGCCGCGACTGCTGAAAGCGCTTGAAATGCTTGCGGGGCCTCAAGCGGGCATGAGCGTGTGACAATCTAAGCGGGAGCTGCACATACGCGGCATAGGTGCCCCGTAAGGGGAGACCACAGCGAGTGACGGGGACTTTCCCCGAAGCGCTAAAGCAGGGCAGGACTGCAATGCCGCCGTACCATCCCGGCCAGCGGGCGAGGAAGCGTAAAAAGCTAAGTATTAGGCGGCTGGCATAATTACCAAGTTCCTGATGGCTGGTAGGAAGACACAGCGCAGCCGGGAGCCTGTGTGAAAACATAGGGGTGTAGCCAAGCGGTAAGGCAAGGGACTTTGACTCCCTCACGCGCTGGTCCGAATCCAGCCATCCCTGCCATTGAAATTTTAGGAAAGGAGGATGTCCCATGAACAAGACTGAACTGATCGCCGCCGTGGCGGAGCGTTCCGGCCACACCAAACACGATACCGCCATTATGATGGATGCCGTGTTCACCGTCATCGAGGAATCCCTGCTCAACGGCAGCGAGGTCAAAGTCCCCGGCTTCGGCAAGTTCGCCGTGAAGCACCGGGAAGCACGGGTGGGGAAAGACCCCCGCACCGGCGAGGAAAAGGAATTTCCCGCCAAGACGGTTGCGGTGTTCCGCCCCGCAAAGCCCCTGAAGGATGCCCTGAACGGCTGATACCCCCCATTTCGTAAATCGCCCACAGAAGCCCTGTAAGCGTCCCTTGAGTTTCGCGGGGTAGTTTTAGCCCCTCGCCTCTCTCTTATCTCTCAGGCCGCTTGTGGGGCCGTCAGCGCAAGAATTTTAATCAAGACCATACTCATACCGAAAAAGGGGGGAACGGTTTCCGTTTTGGAAAAGGTTCCTCCCTTTTTTATCTCGACATTCCATGCAAAAGCGCCTATAATTTTTCTGTAAAAAGGAATTACACGCCTAAAGGTAAAGGAGAATTTTACAATGAAGATCATGAACCCCACCGCCATGAACCGATACAACGCCCTGCGGGAGGCCGCCGGGAAGATCGACCGTCTGGTCCCCCAGGTCCGTTTGCTGGACCAGCCGCCTCATGAGAACCGGGAGAACGCCTCCGTTGCGCTGGAATTTCCCACTCCCCTTGTGGTCCTTAATTCCACCATCCGGCAGGCCCTCTCTTTCCTGTTCTGCCAGTGCGACACCGTGCAGACGGACAAAACGGACCGGGGCATCTGCTTCACCTTTACCGTCTCTAAAATCTGGATCACGGAGGAAACCACATGAACCTGAAAACCAATGTCACCCGCCGGGACTTCGCCTTCAGCGTCACCGCCGAGACCAAGGCGGGAGAGCTGCGGATGTTCGATCATACCGTTGACGCCGAAAGCGAGGAAGCCGCCCGCCTGCTCCTGATCTCCTATCTGGAAAGCCGGGGAATGGAGCTGGTGGAGGCCCGTCTGACCGGCGCGGAATAACGAGGTGCACTGCATGAGTAATCCAAACGCCGAAATGAAAGCACTGGCTGATAGCCTCTGGAACAACTACTTCCAGCCCAAAGTGGCGGACGCTACCCGCTCCTGCCTCCGTCTGGAAAAGGCAACCGTAAAGACAGCCCCCAGCGGCGGCACCGTGGCCGTCCAGCTTCCCTTTGACGATACCGTGCTAAACCTGCCCTACGCCTCGTCCCTCTCCGGTCTCACCGTCGGACAGGCCGTCTGGGTGGGCATTCCCTACTCCGACCTCTCCAACGGCGTTGTGATGTTCGACGCCACCTTCCAGAACCTTTAAGCAAACAATTAGCAAACTCTAAGCAAGTTGTAAGCAAGTTAAAAAGCAAAGCCGCCCGTGTTGGGCGGCTTTTTCACAGGCGCTTGACTTCTCCTGCAAAATGCGATATGGTCAAACTATCAGGAATTTGGGAGGTTTTTGATATGGCACTGATAAAATGCACCGAATGTGGCAACATGGTCAGTGACAAGGCGGACCGCTGCCCTCATTGCGGCTGCCCCGTATCTGTCATTCTCAGTGAAACCGCAAAAGCACCGGAAAAACCGCCCGTGCAAGAATCGGCGCAGCGTCCGGCCCCCGCCCCGGAAGCATCGGCCCCCGCAGTAAATCTGGACCCGCAAGCAGCGCATGATAAAAAGGTTCAGCAAGGGTTTATTTTTGCAATGTGCCTGGTTGTTCTCTGCATCATTGGCGTAATGGTGACTTCCGCAAATCAACCGGTCCCCGCAAAAAGCCCCACCACCCCAACCACGCAGACCAGCGGGCATTCCTCAAAATACACCCCGTCCTCATCCTCGTCCTCCGGCAGCTCCTCTACAATCAATACTGCCCGCCATTCCGATGAGGACGCGTTTTACTGCGCAACGCTGATCGTAGAGGACTACCTGAAAGCCCCGTCCACCGCAAAATTCTGCAAGCTATCGGACGCCACCGTGACCCATTTGGGAAACGGTGAATATATGGTCACAGGCTGGGTGGATGCGGAAAACTCCTATGGAGCCATGATCCGCAGTGATTTTGTTGTCACCTATACCGCCACCGAAAAAGGCTTTAAAAACGGGAACGCCATTATCGGATAACGATTGAAAAAGACCGCCCTTCCGGGCGGTCTTTTCTTTGCCGCTGCCCTTGACTTTTGCCAGACAAAATGCTATGATACTTATGCCAGACAAAATAGGAGGTGATCATCCCCATGTCTGCCGCAAAGCTGGGCCGTCCCACAGACAACCCTCGCCCTCACAAAATCAGCATCCGGATCAATGACCGCAGCCAGCAGATTTTAGAAGCCTACTGCCGGGAGCAGAACGTCACGAAAACGGAAGCCATTGAGCGCGGGATCAACCTGCTGGCGACCGCCAAACCGATATAAAAATTCCCCATGCTGCTCTATCTTGCCGGACGGACAGCATGAGGAAAACGGCAAATATCCGCAGGGACTCGCCAAATTCATTATGGCGCGGGCCTTGTGAAAAGTCAAGTATTCTGTCAAAAAGCCCCTTGTCAGCGGCTGGTACAATGAAGATAGAATACTGGAAAGATCAAGGAGGAACCCCCA